AGAAAATGGATGTTCTTTATCTCCCGCTATAGGTATCTTGTTATATTTTTCATAATAGCATTTTAAATATTTTATGATAAATTCCCTTTTTATTCTCTCTTTAGTCATCAATAATAACTTATAAAAATAAATTATTATTCAATTTTAAAAAAAGCCCAAAGCAATCTTTTTTCAGACTGGGCTTTTTAAGGTATATATGTATTCTTCCGAGGGGTTTCGAACCCCTGACCTCCGCATAACTTACTTAAGCGTTGGAATTTAACCAACAAATTTATATTTTTAGATATAAGTACGGCGCTCTAACCAGCTGAGCTACGGAAGATATCAATTTTAAACAGTTGATATCTTCATAAGTGTGATAGCTGTTTCATCAACGGAGATATTAAAAAATTATTTAATATCTCCTTATTTACGGTCATAGGTGGGCTTGAACCACCAACCTTACGGTTAACAGCCGTACGCGCTAGCCAATTGCGCCATATGACCAGTTGTTTTTATATATATATTGCCTTCACTGTGGATTGAACACAGGACCTCCAGTTTACAAGACTGGCGCTCTTCCACTGAGCTATAAAGGCTTAACGTCACCAGCAGGGTTCGAACCTGCGCTCCCAAAGGGAAACGGCTTAGCAGGCCGTCGCGTTAACCACTCCGCCATAGTGACTTTGAATAGTTTAATGTCATATTCAGGACAGCGAATATTATTTACAAAATTTTTTTGTCTATATGTATATACTTGTTTTATTAAGTAATGTTTCTTATCTTTAAATTAAGATTTTTTTTTTTAATTTTTAACTTAATATTTTTTATAAAGTTTTATATTTTTTTTTAAGTTTTAAACATTTTATATTTTTTTTTAAGTTTTAAACATTTTATATTTTTTTTTAAGTTTTTAGATAATTAAGCTACAACTCCTCTTTTTGCACGACCTTTAGTTTTTGGAGGAGGAACAACTTCTTCTTCTTCTTCAAGTTCTTCTACAACTTCTTCTTCAAGTTCTTCTACAACTTCTTCTTCAAGTTCTTCTTCAAGTTCTACAACTTCTTCCAGAGATTCATTTTCATTAATACTTAGTTGTTTTGTTGCTTCAACAATATCATTTTCAGTATCAAGGTCTTCTTGTTGAGATTCTTCATCGATCATAGCATATCCAGTAATACTTTGTTGATTTTTAAATACTTTTGATTGAACCAATTTCCATTTTGCTGAAACTTTACTAGTAATACTAAGATAGACAAGTTCAAGAACACAGATAACTTGACTACCTTTTGGAACTACATTATCAAATGTATTTTCATTCAAATCAACAGGATTCTTGTTTTCATCAAAAATTAAAACAGGAGTTTTGAAACGCTTGTTACTCAAGAATCGTCCAGTGAATCCATCAGAATTATCACGTTCTCTATCTAATTTAGCACGAACTCTAGAAGGATAATCAAGAATATTACCATCTTTATCAGTAGGAATTTTTACTGATGGTGAATAATAAGCATCTTCAACTGTTTCCATTGATACTTTTGGTTTACCCAACCATTCCTTACTCTTAGACATAATAGTTTTCTTTACAAGATCATCAAATTGTTCAAGTTTTGAATGGAAGTCACGGATTTCTAAAGAATTTTTATCTTCTTTATCTTCACCACCAAAAGACAATTCCAATTCAAAAGAATCATCCTTGTTATCAGTGGCATCCTTTTTACGCCAACGTTTAATACCATTTGGAACATACATTTTTGGTGTTTGAACCATAATCTTTCCACCATTGTAATTTACATATACCATTTTACGTCCGTGATTGTCAGTTTTAACATCAGAAAAAGAAATTTTGTTTAAATCGAGGTTGACAGCTTTAATAATTGACATTTTGTTTGTTAGTGTTGTTATAATTTTATAATTGTAGTGTTTTTAAAATTTTTTTCAATTTTTTCTTAAATGTGATTTTTCTTAAATATAACTGAAATAGTTTTTAAATGTAAAATTGTTTTTTTTAATAAATACGTGATAACGCGTTAAATTTGATTTAAAAATTTGCGTAAATAAAGATTATATATGTCAGTATCAGTTAATAGAACTGAAACAAAAAGTGATTTTGATATAGATACAAAATTAAGTTTGTTAATGAAATCGTTAACTGATTTTTATGCGAATTCTATTTACATTGATCAAATTAAAAGTATTATAGACCAAAATAGTGTTATTTCTTTAAGAATTTTGGACTGGTTTATTACAAATTATTCGAAAAAACATAGAACGATTATTAGTGGGGCAGTTGGATCTATTGACGTTTATCAAAATTATAAATTACAATTAAAATCGTTCAGTAAAAAGCAATTTGATCCATTTTGTCGTAAGAATAAGATCTTATTTTATTACAACGATGATGATTACATTGAAACGTCTTGTGGTCAATTATGTTTCTTTAGATGGTGCTTTGAAAATAATATATTAAATTATGTAAAAACAAATTTAAGTACCATTGAACAAGATATGAAAATATCATTAAAAAGTAAAAAAAACAAAAAAGACGAGGAAAAACCAGATTCAGCACAAAAACGTCAACCTCTTAGTATATCTGCCTCGAGAAGTGTCTCAAAAACTAATGTAAAATACACTGTAAAGTTTGATTAAAAATAGTTCTTTGGAAACATACGATAAAATTAATAGAAAGACTAAAGAAACATTTCGATGAAGAAGAACAACGTTTATATGTAACAAATTTGTTTTTATACTTAAATTATCACCCTATTAACGATTTTGTTGTAAACTTGGAAAACGTATAGGTTTTTCTAACAAAGCAAACGGTAAACGTTTATTAAAACAACATTTTACTGAAAATAAAGACTATAAAATTACGCTCATCCGTTCGGATGAGCAAGTTCATATTATAAATCGGAAAACTACAATTAATTAAAAATCGTCGAGATGATTTAATTAATTTTAAAAAAGGTATACTTTGTTAAATTTCTAAGATTTGTTTAATTTGATTATCATAAGATTTTAACTTATTAAACGTTTTGATAATCGTAACTGATGATAAACCATATAATTCTGAAAATATTTTTAGATCAATGTCAATGTTTTTAAATTGTAATATATAATAAAAACATCCTACTCCGATAGACAAAGGTGTATGATCTAATAGAATATCGTTATCTTCACATATTTCAATTAATATTTTGACATCCTTTAATACATCAAAATTAATTTGTAGTTTGTGTTTTTTTATAATATTATTAACGTAATCGAATGGTTTTTGTGTTTCTAATATTATATTTTTATCAAGATGTAATTTTTTAGAGTTAATTAATTCTAATATAACTCTTTCTGCTCTAGTTACATATTTAATATCTAAACTTAATTCTTTAACAAGATCCAAATATGAATATAACGTAGATGTATCTTTAGAAACATAATGAATACAACAAAGTATAATACCATCTTTTACACGAGCCCTTTTTGTACCATCATTTTTTTTAATACAATTTATAACCATAACAGATGTATCTATTATATCGTTAATTAATGAGTCAATAATTTTTAAACGAATACATAAATTCTTTACATATATCTTTAGTTTATATGTATTTTTTTCTTCATTCGACCACATATACCATTCTTGCATTTTAGATATTCTACTATTGAAATTCTTATTATATTTAGCCGGAACAGTTGTATTATCATAAGAAATATTTGTATTTAACCTATCTTCTTTTATAACAAGACCACAATCTTGACAAACACAATCGTTATCATTATATCTCAAGTTATTACTTAAACAATTAGTACATACATCAGACTTTTCATTAAAATTTTGAAGATTTTGTTTGACATCAGATTTTTCATTAAAATTTTGAATATTTTGTTTGCCAAAATTAGACGCCATCTCAAAATCCTTCCAAATCAAATTTAAATCATCCGTAGAATTCATATTAATTTACATACTTAAAATTAATAATTCAATTTATAATTAGCGTTAACGTATTCAAGAGCTTCATCTTTTATATAAAAAATTTGAGTATTATCACTTAGAGTTTTTTTATCAAACACGAGATACCATTTATTTTTTTTTGTATTACAAGTTAAATCTATGTTGTATTTAGTCGTTATACCAATTTATTTTTAACATCTAAAGAAAGTGTAGTATTACTTGATTTTACTAATTCATTGTTAATAATTTTATTAATATTATAATAAAATTATTTCTAAATACGTTTTTTTACGTTTTTTAACGAATTTGTATTTTTAAACACTAAACGATTTCAACACCATACGTTTTTCATCTTCACTCAATTGGTAATCTCGATATTCTATCCTTTGTTTTAGTAAATTATTTTCTCTGATGTAATCGATAAAAGGTCCTTCTGCATATTCTTTGCTTTGTTCAATTAGCATTCTACCTACTGCTGTAACAATTGAACCAAGTTCTTTCAATATAAGATTACCTTGTCCTCTACCCAAGAAACCATAAGTTGAATTTAATGAAACCTTGATAGCAAGTTGTGTAGAATCAAGAATACTTTCCAACAACTTATTTCCTTCTGCTGCTGCTCGTGCCATTTCACGTTTTACACGTTTTCTTTCCGAATACAATTCTTCCAATAATGCTGGTAAGACACCTTTATTCGTAATTTCACCAGTCTCTTGATTTGTATGAGGTTGTACTACAGTATAGTCATAACTAACATCTCGTTTTTGATATTTTTCATCGGAATCTCTTGACTTTTTTAAAGGATCGTGTATACGACAATAATAGTTTGTTACATCTAATTCGTTTGTTACTTCAAAGTAAGCTTGTTTACCACATACTTGTCCTTTACTCTTACCACTCTTACCAATTGCTTCACAAGTCTGACGTAATTTATATTCTACTTTATCATCCCACGCAATCTTTTCATAATTTACATCTGGAATTCCTAAATACTTATCATCTAACACAAATGAACTATAACATAAATTTCTACTAATCATAATTGTTGGATATAAACTTGCAAAATCTAAAACTGCAACATTATCCTTGTACATTCCTGGTACAGGTTCTAATACAGTAGCTCCTGTAAAACTATCATCTATAGCATCATCATTTGACCACATTCTTGTAACATAATAATCATTTCTTTTGTAACGAAACTTAATATTGAAAAAATCACTTTTAATTTCTGTATCTGCAAAAACAACAAATGTATGATCATCTATTATTTCTGATAATTTAGCCATCAACACTAGTGGTTTGTTAGATTCATTCTGACTTCTACCACAATTAATTTCAACATATTCACCAATGTCATCATTTTCAAAAGGATGAGTATCCTTAGATTTTACAAACAATGCATAAGCATCTTCATTAAAATTTGTATGTGGCACTAAAAAATTCATTTGTCTAGCTTTTCTCAAAATTTGTGAATATACCTTTATAGTTTGACCACGAGTTGTTAAAAATCCAATAGGAACAAATGTTACATTTGCCAACTGCATAATTGTAATTAAAATAAGCTGTTTGTCAACTAACTTTTGTAATAAAGCTGTATCCTGGATACAATATTCCCCAATCGTTTTAATCTCTTCTGGTGAACCACGTTGATAAAAATCAAAAATATCTTTTACACTTACATCGTGTTTGTTTTGATCCAAAATTTCTGATGCAATATTATCCAACTTATAACTAGAATATTTTTTCATACCACGTTTATAATGAATTAACAAATCATAATTTAATCTTCCTGGTATGTATACACGATTGAATTCACTATCACCATACGCACTAGAACTAAAATATTCTTTCTTAATATCAGCATTCTTTGATGTCATTCTACTCAACTTTTTCAAAAGATACCCATCTTTTGTTGTTTTTGTACCAGATCGTTTAGATGTAACTAATCCTAATAATTCAGCTCTTTCTACCAAATACATACAATCAAATGAATCACCATTATAAGTGTAAAAAATATCTGGATCCATCATAGAAATCGTGTCTACCCAACGTTTAATTAATTCTTTTTCTGTTTTACATTCTTCAACAATTACATTTGGATCATCTATAGATTCACAACGTTTTAATGTTAATAAATGCTTTACTAAAAATCCATCTTTGTTTGACGTGTTACCTTTTACATATTTATATGTAGTCGCTATTTGAAAAATTTCATTTGGATATTCAATATTCCCATTTTTTGTAATTTTATATCTCGGATCAGGAAATGTTCTATCGTGACTATATACTTCAATATCCCAAGATGCTTGTAAAAAATTTGCAATATCTTGATGTTCTTTCATTGAAACTATCAATTTTCTATCAATCGATAATTCAACTTGAGTAGTAGCAGAATCACTTGTAAGATTGTATTTACCTTTTGGTAAACGTACCCAACCTGCCATCAAAATATCCTTAATATGACAATAACGCATAAATGGCTCAAAATTACTTTCATATAATTTAAATTTAGTTGGACGTTTCGTCACATTAGCAATCTCTGTTGCCTTTTTAAACAAATATCTACTCTTCATTAAAGCTGAATAATTATTAAAAACCAATTTTACATACTTGTATTCCTTTCCATTTCTAAAACCAAATAAATCCTTTTTTTGTTCAATACAAGATCTATGTTTACCATTTTCCTTTGCTAATGGTTGATTAAATGATTTTAAAAAGTAACTTGATTCAATATGTTTCAAAAAATACCCTAAATGTATTTTACTAAATGTATTTGGTACTTTTATATAATAAAATGGCTTAAAACCAGTTATTTTACAAGTTACCGAAATACCACTTTGTGTTACTCCAAAACATCTTATCGTATATACATCAGTATTAAGTTCGTTTTGATTATCGTCTTCAATATCATCATCTTCTTCGTCTTGTGCCCACCATTCTATAATTTGCATCTCTATATCGTTTTTATAAAAATCATCTGGTATTTTTATAAGATTATGTTTGTAAAATCTCTCCATATAATATAGTTTGGTAATTTAAAATAATTCATTTTTTTAAATACATATAAAAAATTATCGACAAACTGTGTTTAGGCACATATTTTGTATTTTTTTTATTTCTATAAACTAAGCAATCGTATGGAAAAAGTAAATGAATTTACCCCATTGTCATATGATATAATATATAAAATCTATTTTTTTATAGATGATTATTGTACTGCTAGTAATTTTTGGATACTTTCAAAAACATTTAATAAAAAATATATGAGTTATTATAATAAACCTTACGAACACAAGTATAATATTTTATATAATAATCTATTTACATTTTTATCTTTATTACCCGAATGGAGATATGATGAACATTATTCAAATCTAGATATAGATTTTTATGAATTTGTCACAACTAAATTTTTATTAAAAGAAGAAAAACAAACAGTTACTAATGATATTCGATTTATTTATTATTTTTATAAAAATTTCTTTATTTACGATTTGTTTTTCGATTCGTATTGTAATAATCGTTTTAGAGAAGTATCAAACAAAGTGTCACGTATTATTTTATTAAAAGGACCTACGTTTATAAATAATATATCAACTGTTGTTTTTAATAAAAATAGATTGAGGATTTCATCAAAATATAATATGTAAAATACGTTAATGTAAATATATATAGATATGTTAATAATCTATATTATCTTATTGAAAAAAACGTGTTATAAAATAGTTTTGACGTTTTGTTATATAATGTAAAATACTTTTATAATAGTTTAAGAGATCTTTATCGAAAGAGTAATCTTCTTGTGAAAAAAAATCAGTTATCATACTGTTATAAAATCTTCCATATAATCTCATTCTCCTATTTGTATTTGGATTTTTTATATAAATCATTTCATTTACGATAGTGATTTCCTTATTTAACAAAATATTATAATAGTATAAATTTTCTCGTTTTAACATTTCCTTAAATTGCATGTAGTTGTGAGATACTAATTCGTCTTTGTAAAAGCTTTTTTTAAGTCTACATATTTGAAATAGATATCTTTCATTACATGTATAACAACATAGATTAAGTTTTGTTCGTGTTAAATTTAGTTCTTTAAAAGTAAATATTTTTTTAAGTACGTATAATGAAGTAAGATTTGTTGACATTTTGTGAATATGATTAAAATTTAAATGTATATTTTCTATATGACAATTGCTTAATATAGAATTATAATAATTCATTTTAACATCATTATATCCGTGTTCTAATGATTCTAAAAAATTAAACCAATAACCAAAATCGTTTTTTGGATTAAATATTTCAATTTGTAGTAAATTGTATAGAGCACATAACTCTAATTGATCTGGATATAATGAAATATGACAACGATTGTTATTTATATAAAAATAAAATATCTTATAAAAAAGTGCGTTAATTTTATCGTTTGTAGTTATATCTTCTACTTTTGTATACATCATAAAATTATATAAATCAGTTGTTCTAAATGAATTACCAAATTGATTTCTATTAAAAATACGTTTGTATTTGTAGAAATGAACTGTAATATGATAGTTTATAAAATTATAACAAAAGTTTGATAATATAGACCTATCTTTAATACCGAATGAAAGATTACTCTTAAGTAATTGTTTTTTTAAAATAGTAGTTTGAACTGATTTAATATAATATAATAATGATTTTGAACAAGATTTTAAAATACATATGTCTTTTAATGATAAATATTTAGTAATTTCGTAAATTATATCCGATGGTAATAAATTTAACGTCTTCATAATTTATTAATTACGATTATGTAATTTCATTTTTTTTAAAAATGGCCCAAATTACATACATATTCTTATTCCGTGACAGTTTATTGGTGGTATAAATTGTTCAAACCATATATTAATAATTCTTGGTTTATGTTCATCTAATATATTAGGATCATCATTTAAAAGTTTGTAATTGTATTTTATTTTATACCCAACACTTTCCATGTAGCATTTTAATTCATCAAATTGATCACTTGTAATATCATTAGGAGAAATGGATTCTCCATATAAATGTCGTGCTCCTGAAATTAATATTGACATCAATAACTGAAACAATGTTACATTTGGCGAGATAGATATATTAATATTATACGTACAAGGTTTTTTTGGCGGTTCAGAAAATATTTTTATCACTATATCTTCCAATAAAGTTTCTTTCATATTGATATTTATTATTATATTGTAAAAAAAATATATAATAATAGTAATTTCCGCACCCGATTATAAATCATCACTTATTAAACAATCTTGGTCATCAAATTCTTTTAAATTCGATTCTAATTTTTCATTAACTCGTTTCCTAATTTCATTTAAATACAATTTTCTAATAATCATTTGTTTTTGTACTCGATCACTGTTCACAAAATCTATTTTTAATTTTTCTTGATTCAAAAATTTATTTTCAAAATTTTCTGCAAAAATACTTAAATAATATAAAACATCATTCAAATAATCATTGTCTTGATAAATAACAGTTATTCTAATCTGATCATTGAATTTTTCAACTAATTTAGCCATAGGTATTGACAACATATGCATATATATATGAATTTGAGTTTTTTCATAATCTCTTAAAGCTGTAAAAAACCCACGTGTTCTATTTTTTACTTCCACAATATAACTCTTATTCTTATCTTCTTTATCAATATAAAGACCATCAATTCTACCTCCAATATACCAATCTAAATTACCAGTGTTATTACATTCTATACGTGTTTTAAAAAATTCCTGTGATGTATCTAACTTTACACCGAAACGTTTCTCATATATTACAATAGCAGATTCTTCTTTTAAAGTACCGTGTGTTCGGTTTATAAAACTCTCACTCTCTTTTAACAAAGTCTTTTTTTGTTTATCAGATATATCCATTTTTTCAATTGAACTTTTAATATTTTCTCTTTTATCATCTGTTTCAATTGTATTTGATTGAACTAAACGAATATTTTCCTCTCCTAATGTTTTTTTTAATCTTTGTTCCTGATTTAAATCAATGTCGTCTATCATTTTTTCCAAACAATCACTTTTTACTTTTAATTCTGTCAATTGTTTATCTATTTTGTTTGATCGTAATGTATATTGACGTTTTGTAATTTTTTTTGTATCCAAATCGGTCTTTAATACATCTTTTTCTTTTTCTAAATCCATAATCTCCAAATTTTTAGATAACAATTGTGTTTTGTTTTCATTTATAATTGTATTATATCCATCTGGATCACAACGTTTCCATAAACGTTCAAATGGAGTTACAAAATCATACTCGTTTTGACCAATAAATGCAGCAATGTCACTTGTAAATAAAAAAATTTTTTTCTTAACACTTCCAGACATAATCTTGTTTGTTTTTATTGTTTTGTTTTTAAATTCTAAAATTACATATGATTTTTAATTTAAAATTTAAAATTTATAAAAATTAATTACGTTTATAAAAATTAATGGACGATGATATAATCATAGATAAAAAAAAACATTGTAATAAAACATCGAGTACAGAAAGTAGTACAGATGATGTATTTAATAAAACCGAATTGATGCGTTTAAATAACGGTTGGAATGATAAAAATGAAAGATTGATTATATCAGTTGGTGAGAATGCAGCTTCTTATAAATGGATGCATGAAAAATGTGCTGGTTATAATAAATTTGTATACAAGTTGACAAATATTTTTTTGATATTTTTAAGTACTGGTTTAACTGCAGAAACAATTTTTCCACAAGAAACTTGTCCAAACAATTCGTTAGATACACTTGGTATAATTAAAAGATTATTTGTATATTTAGTTAATTTATTGTCTGTATTGCAAAGTTTTTTTAAATCAGAAGTAGTAAGTGAAAAACATTTAAATGCATCTGGATCATTTAGTAATTTATATCACGATATACAACAACAAATGTGTATGTTTAGAAGAGATCGTGTAAATGCTACAAATTATGTATCGGATTGTTTAAAACAATACGACACACTTATTATAAATAGTCCTGATATAAATTTACACATAATAAGAATGTTTAAAAAAACATTTAAAAATACTGATATATCATTGCCAGATATAGCTGATAAAATTCAAAAGATTGAAATTATAACAGAAGATGTTCTAAAAGATGATAAAGATGATTATAAAAATATGAGTATGCTGAAGTCAAGTGGTAGAAAGAATTGTAATAATTTACAAGAAATACATAATGCATTTCAAATACAAGGTGACATAACTGACAAGGAATTAGAAAATATAAATTACACTGATCTAAGAAAAAAGTTTTTAAAACAAAAGTCCGAATATGAATACAATAGATTCTTGCAACATTCACAAGAAATCGATTAAAAGATTAAAAGATTAAAAGATTAAAAGATTATAGATTTATATTTAATTTAAATTTATATCGTTTTTATATCGTTTTGATTGTGATTCCATTTTGTCTACTAATTTAACTAATCTTTCATTTTCAGGGATGTTACCCACTTTTGTAACATACTTGTATACACATTCTCCATAATTATCAAATTTATTATTTAAACGTGTACAATAACCTCTTATATACGTATATACACAATAATATGGATCACACAAGTTTTCAAACATTAATTTAACAGACTCTTCTGATCTATAATCGAATTCTTTTGATGTACAATAAATATGATAACCTCTAGGAGAACTATATATTCTAAAAGTCTCAGGAATCATTTGAAAATGTTTTATAATAAGATCTAAATTTAAATTTTTGTCATCTATATCTATTGTTAGTAAATGTTTAAAACATATATATAATGTATTTGTGACTAGATCTCTTGCTATATAATAATCACGAGACCCTTTTATAAGACGTTGTTCTCTTTTAACACCATCTATAAAAGATGGTGCTAAATTTATAATATCTTCTGATTTAGTAATGTCCTTGGAAATTTTTTGCATTTCAAGTTTTTCTAAAGGATCTTTATTTTCTAATATGTTTAAAAATGTTTTATGAAATAATTTCATAGTATAATAATAATAACTAATAATATATTATGGAAAAAAAAGCAACTCTTAGACAAATTGTATATTTAAATTATTTATTACGAAATGAAGGAAAGGTTTTAAGTGATATTACTTCAAAAGATTATGAAGAATTAACTTATTCTGATATAAAAATATTGTATTACCAATTAAATGTCCCTTTAAGTATTGATTTAAGAAATTTTGAATATATTATAAAAGAAGAAACTGACCATTATGTAATCGGACATCAAATTAATAAAAGAACAAAAGAGAAAATAATGGATATTATATCTTTTAACTCAATGATGATGTTAGATTACGATATAAAAAAAGATGACGAAACAAATCAACCTTTAGCTAAAGAAACAAATCAACCTTTAGCTAAAGAAACTTTATTAAAATATATAATTGATAAATTAAGTGAATACCCTTATACATTTTATATTTACGAAACGTTTAATGGATATCACGTTTATTGTACAAGTAAATGTTTTGATTATAAGAAACATTCTACTCATACGTTAATGAAAAAATTAGGATGTGATCAATTTTATATAGGTTTTACAAGGTATACAGGTTTTGTCGTCAGATTAAATAAAAAAAAAGATCGTGAAGAAAAATATATAGAACGTTTTGTTGCAAAAATGGGAAATGAACCTGATATTAATTTATTACTTGATTTGTTAAGATTAAAGGATCATTTATTAGAAAATATATAATTAAAGTTGAACAGCCACAATGTCACCTAAAGAGAATCGTCTTGTTCTTCGTCTTGTTCTTCGTCTTGTTCTTCGTCTTCTAAAGTTGTCATTGTTTCGCGGAGATGTTCATAAGTATCTTTTATGTTTTTTACAATCTTGTTAGAAAGTTTTGTTCTATCAAATGGATGTGTATTTTTACCTTCTGTAATTACGTGTCTGTATAAATATCTTATATCCTCGCACCATAATTTATTATTGTGTTCGTATGTAAATAGAAATTCTGGTTTGATATTAGAAATACTATCTAATGTGAATACGGATTCGTCATTATGGCATTTATCTTGATATAATTCAGGATTTTTTGTTTTATCTGCGCGTTCTTTTTCTGTGAGGTTATTATGAATATTTTTTCGATCATTTGGATCTTCTTTTGTAAATCTAATTTTATTTAATCTTTGTCTTTCTACAATTTCATCTAATATTTCATATAATTCTTTACATAACTCACGTTTAGACTTCATATTAAAATTTTTAACTCCTTCTATAGCAGCTAATTCTCGTAATTCTTCAATATCAAATGTGGTTAATTTAGCGCACATTCTTTGCCATTTGTATTTATATTTTTCAGGAAGATCTCTTTTCTTAACATATTTTTTTATTTTTTCTAATCTTGCTTGTATAATAACTTTTCTCTTTTCCCTTTCTATTTTTAAAAGTGTTATTAAATCATAAATTTCATCCATAGCTCTGTTATGAATTCCAATAATATCACGGTTCTTATATGGTCTTACAGTTCCGACACCTATATAATCTATACCTATAGACGGATCCCGTAATAATCTTTTTAATTCTGTATCTATTTTTTGTATAATACTATTATCAATGTCTAATTTGTTATTTATATGAATATTAATTATATAACCTAGAATTCTTTTCCATCCAAATTTATCAATTATCCTTTTATATCCTTTTAGATTTACATTAATATTTAATCCAGATCGTTCTAAAACGATTGGTAATATTTGTGTAGTAAAGTATGTTCTAAGTTGTTTAACTGACCATCCAACACCGTGTGATACGGAATATTTTTTAAAATTATCTTTTGTGAGATCTAATTCTCTAGGTGCTTTTACAATATTTTGATCACCTGTTCGTCTCCAAATAAAATAATCATAATAATAATTTTCATTATTTACGGTTAATTTACGTTGGGTACCTTTTAAAAACAATTGGTTTACAATAGATGGTGATTGGTCAAAGTAAATATATTCTAATAAATGAGATATAATAATATCACTAATTGAGTTATCGATGTCATCGCAACGCAAGTTTAGATCTGTTTTGTTAAATTCACTATTTTCTAGACCCAATTTTTTACATATATAGGTGCTAAGTGTCTTTCTTAATTTTTTATCTGAATAAAAAATATCTGGGAAAAAATTAAAATTTGATGTATCGTATTCATTTATATATTTATTATAGTTATTTCTGGCTGTTTGGATATATTGTTTAATAAATTCATCATAACCTAAATTTTCAATAATATTGTTCCATACGTTTTTGTCGTGGAACAATTTTTCATCATTGAAAACATATTCAATTTGATTTTCAGACATTTTATAATTAGTAAATAAAAAAATTAATATAAAAATTAATAATAGCATTATTATTAATTTTAGTTTTTGTGTTGTTTTTTTATTGGTCTTTTTTTTCGTGTTTTATAGCTTCTAATTTACAAGTTGATCTTGATGAATTAAAGTCGTCTGGTATATTTATTATAGTATGTGTTTGTTTTTTATAGAAACTTTTTCGTTGGCCAAATCGTTTCAACCGTTTAGCTATTGAACTATATAAATCTTTTCTAGAAGATCTTAATGTTTCAGTGAGTAATCCTACGAATTCTGTTTTATTCCAAATATTTTTTGTACTGATTCTTTGTTCTAGTTTTTTAATAATTTGTAATAATGTATCTTTATCTAATTGTTTTAGTACTCTATTATTTACTTCTTGATTTACATTTTTCCACATCTCAGATGTTTCTAAATGTTTACAATGATCACTATTAAATTCTAATATAGAAATAGAATAGATAATATCTGTCATTTTTTCAGAAGAATTGTATACGTATCCTTTATTTATTTTTTTATAACGTTTCAATAATTGAAAACAAAATTCTCCATCGTTTAATTCGTAAAAAACATTTTTTATATTACTACTATTTGGAGCCAATTTGTAACTTTCTATTTCTTCATTTATATATTCTTTTACCCAATTTCTAATAGGTGTTATATCAGATGAGTAAAATATATTTAGTATCTTGTCTAGTTCAGATGGTGCTTGTCGCAAAATTATATACATCCTTTATTATAATTTATCAAGAAATTTATTTTATCGAATATCGATTATTAAAACATATTAAAAATACATTTTGTGCATTTTGTATATAATTAATTTGGTTTCCAATATGATTGTATTCTTCCACTTGGGTCTGTATTATCTGTCCATTTTGTTTGCCATACTTTAACAGTAAATTCACTTGTGTTTTTATAATTTTTATCATTGAATAATCTAGTGAAAATTTCTCTATAAAAAAGTTCTTCTTTTGTGTTTGGTCTATTATAAGTGTAATTGTTTCTTTTTGATGAGAAATCCATTTCTGTATATATGTTATTACAATGATGTTTAATAGAATCAATCCAATTTTCAGATGGGTTTTCTAAACTACTAACTCCGTCGCTAAATTGTTCTTTCTTTCTATATAAAATTTGTTTTGGTAAATATCCTACGAAAGAATCTCTTAAAATTTGTTTTTCTATGTGATTTTGTGATAAAGAACCAAATGTTTTCCATTGTGGATGCAATGATAAGATGTATTTTACATAATCTATATCTGTGAATGGAACTCTTACTTCAAATGAATTTGCCATACACATTTTGTTTGCACGTAAACAATCAAAAAGATGAACATTACTCACAAGATTAATGGTTTCCATTTGGAAATCTTTTTCAGATGGTGCATTTGCTCCGTATAGATAACATAAGGTTTCGTCAGATAATTCACCTGAAAATAAAATTTTCATATTTGGAAAATCTTGTCTAATAAATGATGTAAGTAAAAACATAGGTGTACTAGCTCTAATTGTTGTACAATCATAACTTTCTGCAAATAGAATAACATTTTCTAGTTGATTTAAACCTTGTTCTGGGGTAAAGTAATATTCTTTATGTTCAGTTTGTAAAAATTCTGCAACAGTTCTTGCTGCAACTAGATCTGGAACAGACGCATTTACTCCAATACTAAAAGTTTTGATCTTTTCTTTATATCCTAAATCATTTGCTATAGATACTACTAAACTACTTATTAGACTACTATCTAAACCACCTGACAATAATACTCCAAATTCTATATTGTTATTGATTACATCTTTTAAACGTTTATGTACACTAGATGTTAATTTTTCTCTAATCGTTTCTGTTAAAATTTTATGTTCTCTTAATTGTGGTGGCATTACTTCTTTAATATCAGAATAACTATCATAAAAATTCATATAATAATTGACTGTATAATTATCAATATGTGATATATGACTATATATAAATGATCTTGGATAAAAAACTTTAATATTATCAACAAGACTTTCTTTTCCATTTGCAGGTGTTTTATTATAATTGGATTTATCAACTCTTGTTAAACATTTAAGTTCAGATGATATAACAAAACGATCAATTATAAAATCTTCACCTTTTGATGTTTTGTAATTTTTTTTATATCCAAAGTATAATGGTGTAACACCAATAGGATCTCTTGCAACTAATACGTGTTTGTTTTCCAAATCATAAAGAACAAATGAAAATTGACCTTCTAACATTCGTAACATTTCAGGAATATTATTTTTATACTTTTCATATAATGGAAAAATGATTTCACAATCAGACATTGTACATTTGTAATCAAGATGTTTTTCTAATTTATGCCAATTAAAAATTTCACCATTGATAATTAAAAATAGTTTATTATCCTTTGATATCAAAGGTTGTGTTGTATCGTCACCATTAATTTTTAAACGCGTATGTAACATTAATAAACTTTTGTTTGATTGAGGATCAATGATTAATTTATTTCCATATGAATCAGGACCTCTGTGATTTAAAAGAGTCGTAGTTGATGTTATTAAATCTTTGTAATTGTCAGATATTAGTTTCGTATCATTTTCATTTGGTGTATTTACAGTGTTTTCAATTAAAGCAAAAATACCACACATTTTAGTTAAAATGAAAGTTTAAAAATTTTTCAATTTTAAATTACAATCTGTATATCTAAATTAATATATCTAAATTAATATATCTAAATCTAAATTAATATATCTAAATCTAAATTAATATGGAGTAGTTATTTTACAAGAGGAAGAATGTATTATTAAAATTAACAAGTTTTTTAGTTTAAAATTAATAAGAATAATGTTATTATTAATTATATTCGACTTTTAATGAGAAATATTTCTTTAGTATACGTGCATATAGGTGACAGCTTGCCGGAATACTTGTTTGATAGTTTATATCAAACTTTATTAGTAAATTTACACAAAACCAAGATTTATATAATTGTAAGTGATAATTTAATAGAGAGTTTGGAGCGAGGTATTAGATGTTTTAACTTGAATGATTATACTAAACGCGGTTTTTATTTTGAAAATGTTATTAATATAGTACCAATCTCATTGTTAGATATAGTTTCTGTTAATGATAATGGTTTCAACAATTATAAAAATTTAATTAATGCAAAATTTGCTAATATGTCTGTTTTTAGAAATGGGTTTTGGATATCTACAACTGCACGTTTTTATTATTTACGTATTTTTATGCAAACATTTAATGTAAAGAATGTTTTTCATATCGAGAATGATATTATGATATACGATAATTTTCATAATGTTTATGATTATATATGTGAAAATTGTATAGTAGATGAAATTGATAAGATTTGTATGATTCAAGATGCTCCAGATAGAGTAATACCTAGTTTGTTATACTTTCCTAGTTATATTGAAGTAATGAATTTGACACAATTTATAACAAACGAATTGGAGATATCTAGTGAATTTGTGAATGACATGAATATTTTAGGTAAATATCAAGATAAAATAAACTTGCCTATAATGCCATATAATAAACACGTGGAAATTATTTTTGATGGTGCTGCTTTGGGACAATATTTAGGTGGTGTTGATTATAGGAATTTACCAGAACAAAATGATATGAATATGATGAATAATCCATCTCGTGGTTTTGTTAATGAAACTGCGATTATCAAGGCCTCTGATTATGAATTTTTAAAGTTGAAAACACAATTGGATGATCTACAAGTTCCAATTAGAATCCCTATATTAAAATCTTCAAATCTACATAAAATTTTTAATTTGCATATTCATAGTAAACAATTGTATCAATTTTCAAGCGTTTCTGATTTATTATTTAATGATATTATATCTGGTGATAGAGTTGCGGGTTTGTGCGATTTTGTTTTATTAACAAAAGAAATATACGCTTTTCATAAAAACGTAGATAAATACGCAAAAGACGTTATTATTGTAAAGGATTTTGGTAATGTGAATATAAATTTATTGAATGTGTATTTTAAGGAATGTTGTAAAGTATCTAAGAAGAATGTAGTAAAATTATTTATTTATACTCATATTTTAGATGATTTCCAAAAATATATATTTCCATATTTAGATGTATCGATTGGATATGTTATTTATTGTCATAATTCAGATCATTCAGTTACAGATAAACATAAAGCTATTTTGACATCTAGTTATGTGAAAAAGGTGTATGCGCAGAATATAGATACAACGATCGATTCTGACAAGATATCATTACTACCTATTGGTATAGCAAATTCTATGTGGCCTCACGGTGATATATTGGAAGTGTATAAAGTTATAAGTAAAGTATACAGGAATAAAAAAGTAAATCCGATATATGTTAATATAAATCCTAATACTTATTTATATAGGAAAAATATATTAGATAAAATAAAAGAAAAGGGTAAATTAACAATATCTACTGGTAAACCATATGTGAATTATTTGGAAGAATTAGCTAGTCATAGATTTTGTTTATGTTTGCGTGGTAATGGTATAGATACTCATAGGTTTTGGGAAAGTTTATATTTGGGTGTTATACCTGTTATTATAAATAATAGTACAACAAAGTGTACAAATTTTGTAAATTATTTAAGAAAATTAGATATACCATTTTATGAAATATGTGATGATGATTTAGATGTTTTATTTGACAAGTACACTGATGATTTTTTTAATGAAAAGTTATATAAGGATATTATAAAAAATGCTGGGTCATCTATATATAATTTAGATGCATTAAAAGTAAATTATTATGATTATGATTTGTCTAGTTTAGAATAAATTTTAACTAAACAATACCATATTGAATTAATTATCTTTTTCTATAAATAAATGTTGATATAGTTCGTATGTGAGATAGAGATAATAAATACCTATAAAGATATCTCTATTATCTTTTAAAAATTTATATACGCCTTGTAAAATGTATGGTTTTAAACGTTCTGCTAAAAATACTAAAGCTACAGTGAATGTGATTAGAATTTGAAACAACTTATAATTAATACTATCTTTTCCCATTTTAATTATACTCAATAATATAATTAAATGAAAAGTAAATTATTATGATTAATTTTTATAACGTAAATTAATTTATAGTATAAACATCTGATCGTTAGAAAGTGATATTAAAAATATTAAATAGATTTAAGAGTTAGATTATTTGCAATCTAAAAAATGGAATCGGGATTCGGGCAAAATCTAGAGGGGTTTCTCATCAAAGGAAATTTGTCGTTAGCCCCTTCTGCAAATCCATCATTACAAGGTGATGGGTCTATAGAAGGTTCTGGGGCATTATACTTTGATGTGATAAAAGAATATAATTTTGAGAATGGAGTGAATATTCAAAATGTTACTTTTAAAAATGGTAACTTATACGTACCTTATACAAATTCAAGTAACTCAGCTACATCAGCTAGTGTTATAATAGATGGTGGTTTATCTATAAAACATACACAAAATTCAATGAGTGTCACGTCTGGTGGGGCTTTAACCGTTGTTGGTGGTGCCAGTATTGGAAAACGTTTAACTGTTGGTGGTGATATAGATGCTACTGGAAATTATTTAAAAAATGTTGCTTATCCTATATTGGGTAGTGACGGTGTGAATGTAGATTATGTTAGAGATTATGTTCAAAATTATTCTTCTAATATTTCTGGTAATTTTACGACTGGTCAAATTATTATAGGTAATAGTAATGGTGATTCTATTAGAGGATATGATTTTTTTACTACAGATACTACCAAAATATATATGGGTTTGCCTATTAATATATTGACAACATCAAGTACATTGGGTTTGGGGTCTGGTGGTAGTTTGAATGTGGTTGGTGGTGCTAGTTTAGGTGGTGATGTATATATTGGTGGTATATTAAATTTGTCAGGAAATCTTATACAAAATGTAGCTTCACCTGTAAATGATAGTGATGCGGCAACAAAAAAATATGTTGATGATCGTAAGTTACAGGGTAATTTTACAACTGGACAATTAATTGTAGCAGATTCGAATGGTGATGCTATTCGTGGTTATGATAATTTGACATATGATGGGTATACTATTACATTAGGTAGTACTTCTAATATAACTGGTAGTGTTGGTGGAAGTTTTGTTTGTTATGGTGGTATATCTATTAGTAAGGATGTTTTTGTTGGAGGTTATTTGAATGTGAATAATAACAATATTACAAATGTGGCAAGTCCTATATTAGGTGGTGATGCGGTAAATAAGGATTATGTGGATAATTTAATTACAAATCGTTTTAGTAGTTTTACTGCTGGTCAATTAATTGTAGCTGATTCCGCAGGATCATTACGTGGTTATGATAATTTAATATTTACCGTAGGTACAGATGGTACAAGTGGTACATTAGTGTTGGATAATAATACTACTGTTGTTTTAAATAATACAAAAAATGCATCTGGGTTGAATTCTAGTGGTGCATTGGTTATTAATGGTGGTGTAAGTGTTTTAAAAGACGTTTTTATAGGTGGAGAATTGGATGTGAATATGAATAATATTAAAAGTGTAGCAGATCCTATTGAAAATTATGATGCTGTGAACAAAGCTTATATTGATACTTTGATTAGTAATATAAATGCTGGTCAGGGTATAAGTACAAATATCTTTAATTTGGAGAATAATGTATTGGTCCCTGGTGATATACCTTTATTTTATCAACCAAGTACGATCAAGGCATTTGTTGCTAACATATATGCTCATTATAACAATGAAAAATTCGCATTCTATACAATTTATGGTTTTCATACAGATAATAATTGGGTAGTAAATAGTACTTTTATAGGTAATGATATTGGTGTGTCATTTCATATAAGAGATAATGGTGGTCAGGGTGTATTACAATATACTAATAAGAATACGACAGGATTTGCCTCTATAAGATTTTCAACTTTATTTAGAATTGAAGATTTGGATAATACTACTCAAGATAACATAGATATATTTAGTAATGTTAGTACATTTACGGATATACCAGAGTTGACATTTTTAAATAACACAGTTGATTCTGTAAAATTGTGTATTTATGTGTCTAGTGAAACTGATAAAAGGTATGGATTGGTTATTTTGAATGGATTACTATCTAATGGTACTTGGTATTATAGTAGTAGGAATATAGGTGATGTTGATAATATTACATTTCGATTGAGGTCTACAGCTTCGAGTGGTATAATAGAATATACGAATACAAATACAAGTTCTGATTATGTGATTAGAGTGTATCAGAATAATTTTTTGTTGACACAACCTCAGTTAACGTTGAATGCGAATACAAATATATTAACGAATATTGGATCATCTATATTAACTTTCCAGGGTGTTACTAGTTTTACATTGTCTGTTGTATTGACGGTACCCTCTTTGAATAAAAGTGCTTTATATGAAATTAGTGGTGTTTTATTAAAAAATATTTGGCAGATAAATTCCAAATTCATTGGTGATTATACTGGTGTGAAATTTTATATTACCACCATAAGTGGTGGCACTGGTGTGTTACAATATACAAATCCAAATGAAGTAGATGCATATATAAGATTTATTAAAAATGTTCCCAATGTATTTGAACCTTTAGGTGTGCCTATTGGTGGTACAGGTAATTCTACATTATTACCGTATGCTGTATTGAGAGGTAATGGTACAAGTCCTATAGTTGGTACGGATGATTTTATTTACAAAGATTACAAGTTAACTTTGGGGAGTCAATCGTCTATACAATTGAATAGTACAACAAATGCTATTGGTTTGGGTTCTGGTGGTACTTTAACATCCAATGGTGGTGCTAGTTTTTTAAAAGATGTATATATAGGTGGCAAATTGGATGTGAATATGAATAATATTACTAGTGTGGCAGATCCAATTGATGATTATGATGCTGTAAATAAGTTGTATGTTGATGATTTGATAGCAAATGTTGATTTGAATAACAATCAAAATCAATTTGAACAAAGTTTAGTTTTGAATAATGGTGTGGTTGTTAGTCCATTAGATATACCCGGTTTTAATTTTTCAGATAATGTTAAAGCATTTGTATCTCATATATATGTTCAGACTAGTACAAATAGATCAGCCTTGTATACGATTAGGGGATTTTATTCTGGTTCAAATTGGGTTATAAGTAGTACTTTAATAGGAGATGCATCTACTGGAGTTGATTTTCATATAAGGGAGGAAACTGGAAGTGCATATGTACAATATACCAATCAAAATTTAGTAGGTTCATCTTCTTTAAGATATGTAACAAATTCCATTGTATATAATGATGAAACATCTGAACAGATAAATCATAATTTGTTACCAAGTGTAAATACTTTTACAGATATACCATCGTTGACTTTTCCTACTGCCAATGTTGATTCTATTAAATTGACAATTTACGTTTCTAGTGTTACTGATGATAAATATGGAATGATATTAGCTAATTGCGTGTTAAAGGGTAGTGATTGGATTATTAATACTTACAATATAGGTAATGTTCGTGGTGTTACATTTGGTATAAGAATTAGTGGTTCAAATATAATAGTTCAATATACTAATTCTAATACAAGTAGTGATTATACATTGCGTGTTTTGAGTACAAGTATTCCTACATCTCAGATACCTATAACATTACAAGCGAATACAACTATTCCTACAGAAATAGATGAAACTTTAATAGGTATCCCTATTACACAATATTATTTTGAATATTCCATAATTGTAAATGTTCCGTCTTTGAATAAATCTGCATTGTATGAAATTCAGGGTGTTGTTTGTAACGATATTTGGAATATAAATTATAGATATATAGGTGATTATACTGGTGTGAAATTTTATATAAATACAGTTGGCGGTATGGGATATTTGGCGTATACTAATTCAAATGGTGTAGATGCTAATATTAAATTTATTAAAAATTCACCATTGACATCATTAAAACCTTTACAAGTTAGCAAGGGAGGTACTGGTAATACATTTTTTAATCCCTATACTATATTGAGAGGTAATGGTCTAGATCCTATTATAGGAACTTCAGATTTAATTTATGAAAATAATAAATTAATATTAGGCGAATCATCTGTTATTGTATTGAAAAATACAAGTTCAGCTATTAATTCGAGTACTGGGTCCACATTTATTGCATACGGTGGAGTTAGTGTTAATAAAGAACTTTTTGTTGGTGAACGATTAGTTGTAAATGATGTTGATATTACACCTAATACAGATGATGTATATGTTGAAAAGGTATTTGGGGCACAAAATAATATAGTAGCTCCAACATCTATTAATGGATTTCAATTTAGTAATACAAAATCATTTTGCGCTATGGTATGTGTGAATATTATAACTGCATCTGATGAATATGATGCCTTATTTGAATTACGAGGTTTAAAGAAAAAATCATCCTGGATTATAGATTCATCTTATATTGGAGATAATCTTGAAATAGACTTTACAATAGGAGATAATGGACAAATAAAATATACTAGTCCTAATACGTTAGATTGGGTTTCTACAACAATCAAATTCAGAGCGACTACTTTAACTTAATTTTTTTGTATAGTATAGTACAATAAACAAAAAATTCAAAAAACGCGAAATGTATGAAATAATATAAAACTTTATATTTTGTTTATTCTATCTTTTATGTATATTTATTTTATTTTGTACAATTATAAAATGAATAAGACAAATACCGTAGGTACATCTTGTACGACCGCTTCAACACTAACAAGTAATAAAATTACTAGGGAAATACTTAAAAACAAACAAGTTACATCAATTACAAATGGTACATCTGGGTGTTTATATGTAACAAATGTCAATTTATATTTACATCCTAATCCACATCAGACAACACCTGATGTTAGTATTTTAGAAAAAGATGTTAAAAAGATAAAAACAAGATGTTGTAATCCAGAATGTTTTTATTATGATTCTTGTATATCAGATAATTACTTTTATTGTTGTAATCCAATATGCCCTTGTTTTAAACCTGATTGGTACTCTTATTAAATTGTTTAACAAGTTTAAAAAATTATTTAAAAATACGATTTTATTATAATAAGATGTCAGATTATTATAATATTCTTGGTGTATCAAAGGAATCATCGTCGGATGATATAAAAAATGCATACAGACGTTTAGCAAGAACAAATCATCCAGACAAAGGTGGTGATAAGGATAAGTTTCAAAAGATTCATGAAGCTTACGAGACTTTGTCAGATACAAATAAAAAAAATGCATATGATAATAAGGATAATATGAATGATTCTTTTGGATTTGGTGGTTTTGATCATCCGTTTTTTAAACATCATATGCGACAAGAACAACAATTTGTAAAAAAAAATGATCACGTATATAATTGTAAGATATCTTTACAAGAAGTTTTTAATGGTGTAACAAAAAAGTTTCGAGTTCATAGAAATAAATTTTGTAAAGATTGTATTATAAATTGTTTAAAATGTAATGGTAAGGGTGTCATTACTCAACACGTACAATTGGGTCCATTTACTCAAATTATTAAAAATACATGTAATCAATGTAATGGTAATTGTAAAAGTAATAACAAAGATAAAGTATGTACAAAATGTAATTCAACTGGAAATGTTCAGGAAGAAAAATTGTTTGATATACAGATAACACCTGGTATAAAAAACAAAGAACGTTTTATATTTGAAGAATGGGGCGAACAACCAATTAAAGATAATGAATTACCAGGATCATTTATTGTTATTATAAATATTGAAGATCACGAATATTTTACAAGATCTAATATGGATTTGTTATGTAAGATAAATGTAACATTTAAAGAAACAATGATAGGTAAGGATATTGTTATACCTCATTTTTCAGGTAATATAAATATAAATACATTAGGTTTTGGTATAATCAACCCTAATAAAGAATATATGATTCATAACAAAGGATTAGTAGATAAAGATGGTAAATCTGGTAATTTAAGAATAAAATTTATTATTGAATATCCAGAAAGGGCGTTTAATAATTATGAAGTTGAAATTTTAAATGAAACTTTTAATAAACTACTTTTTTAATACGTTTACGTAGTTTAAACGGAAGAAGTAACTTGGAGAGTTTAAACGGAAGAAGTAGGATATGAACTTGGAGAGTTGGAAGAAGTAGGATATGAACTTGGAGCTAAAGTAACTGTAGATTCAAGTTCTTTTTCTTTTCGACTACTTTTATCTTTTACACGACTTTTATTTTCTATCTCAACTTCTGGTTGTGTACGACGTCTACGACGTTTAACCAATTGTGAAAGTGATTCTGAATAAGGATAGTACTTGTAGAAAATAGATTGACTTGGATTATCGTTGTTTACTGGATGTGAAAAAGTGTTGCTAAATAACATAAAAATGATTGCTAATTGACTCTTCATTTTTATTAAATATAAAAATAAAAAATATATTCACTTTTTCCTCAATAACTAAAATAATTGGAAAAGCTTTTTAGATTATATACTAAATAATATTAACAATGTTTCATCGTCTATTTTAAGAAATTCGTTCGTTTCTTTTTTGTTAACTTGATTGGAAGTTTTAGTATCGTATTTAGTTTCTTTTTGTTTACATAATGTATCATCTTTTTCTTTTTGTTTAATATACATTTGTAATGTAATGTATTTATTCATTGAAAAATACCATTTTTATAATAAAAATCGATTTTTTATAAAAATTGAATAAAAATTACATTTCATAGTTTTTTATGGATAATTTAAACAATCGTTTAATAACAAAATCGGAAGTTGAAAATGTTCTAAATTATTTTGAAAATATTGGTGACGATGGTCAACGTTTAGTTATAAATAATTTAGAACACTACCAACAAGCATTTATTCATGAAAGTTATTATCAAGCTATACAATATTTTTTCACTAAAAATGAAAATACTGATAGTAAATCTGGATTGTTTTATTATGTTCCTAAAGAGTCTAGTGAACGTCTTGAATATTTAGGTGATCATATTCTTAAAGGTGTAATGGGAAGATATTTATTTGAACGTTTTGGTAATGAACGTGAAGGATTCTTAACAAGATTAAAAATTAAGATTGAGAAATGTTCAATGTTACATAAAATTGGTGTTACTTTGGGTTTTAAAAAATTTTTATTATTATCTTTACAAGTGGAAAATCAAACAATATTGGATATTGATCGTGGTAGAAACACGCCTAGTTATTATGAAGATGCATTTGAGGCATTTATTGGGTCTATTTTATTGGATTTTGGAGAACGTGGATATTTATACGCTGATCGTTTTGTGAGATCTGTTATTGAAAATATTATAGATTTTGCTGAACTTATATCTAAGAATGATAATTTTAAAGATAGTTTACAACGTTATTTTCAATCTTTAAAATGGAAAACACCTATATATTGTTCTTTAAATGAAGAAGGGCCTTTGTATAGAAAAGTATTTACAAGAATGTTAACTATTAATAGTAACCAATATGAATCATTGGATAAAGCAGTAAAAAATATGATTAAGATATATTCTTCAAAAATGTTAGAAGAGTATCGTGTAAAAAATCCTCAAATCTACGCTAAACTTATTACATTATATCAAAAAAATGATTACATTATTGGAATTGGCTTTGGTAGAAAAGTTACAAGTGCAGAACAAGAATGTGCAAAAACGTGTTTATTAAATCTAAAATTGGATTTGAATTTTTAATTATATTTCCTTTTAATTATATTTTTTTTATTTTATTAATATATAAAAAACATTAACAATGGTAGATACAAAATTAATTACAACCGCTATGATTTTTTTAGTAGCTGGTATTTTAGGAGTAGCCACATCATCAATCGCAACAGAATGTTACAATACATATCCAGCATATAGAGACTCTAAAAAAGACAATTACGCTTATATAATAGTAAATTTAGTATGTAATATATTCTTATTATTGCTAAGTTTGTATTCGTTATATTTAGGTTTTACATCTTAAACAATTTTAACCTAAATTCCATATTTTATTCAAATCTTCGGTTAAAATATTATTTATATCATATGATATTTTAGAAGGTTCATCTATATAATTTTTTACTAAAAATCCCAAAATTTTATATTGGATTGATGTTTCAATATGAGATTTAAAACATTTATGTTTATCATTCATTGTAAAAATATTCAACAAACGTTTAAAAACTTTTAAATCTATTTTCTGAATGTTTTGTTTAAGTACTTCCTCATCAATATACCTTTTTCGATTAATCAGAAAATCATCCATGTCAATTTCAAATAATTTGTATTCGTATACAATATTAACAAGTATATCCAATGATATTTTAAAATCACTTCGTTCTATATTTTCACACAATTCTAATTTTTCTTTTTTTGTAGTGTTTTTTCCTTTCTTATTTTGATTAAAATATTCATTTAACTTTTCAATAGAATTAATTAATATATCAACTATAAAAAAACAACAAACTGGATCTTGTAAAATTCTACTTTTAAAACCTTTGTAATTCAAAATTTTACAATAAATATTATTGTTTGATATTCTTTTTACTTCATCATACGAATTAGTAAAATTATATGAAACATCTTTAAATGGTGTGAAATTAAAGAGTTGTTTATCCCATTCTTTAATACTTTGTTCGTTTACATTTGGTTCGTCTACATTTTCTTCGTCAATGTCCATAAGATTTTGATTATTTAGATTTTGTATGTTTTGTTTGCCAAAACGTTTTTCAAATAAAAATTGATTGTTTTGTTTAAGATAATATGCTGGTATAACAACTGAATGTGATATATAATTATTGTACAAATCCCAATTTTGATTTTCATATATTTCATTGTAAATTAAATTTGATATTGATATATTATCCATTATTTTGGAATAATTATTCAAAACATATAATGAATCTTGTTTAGTGAGATTTTTATCAATTGAATTTGTATAATTCTGGTAGGTTGAATTTGATATTGTAACAGGTTCAGATGAGCCTAATATAAATAATTCTGAAAAGTTAAAACGTCGCTTATAATTAAATACATCTTCCATTTTTTCATTGAGGTCTTTATCTACATTTTTAATCTGAATTGTTTCTATAAAAATATTAAAATCGTGATTCATTCTTTTACTGTAATACCATTGTTCTAATAAAAATAAAAGCTGTCTAATGTCATACTCTGATTTTTCAATTAATATTTTTATTTGTTGTTTTGACAAATCTAAATCTTCTTCTTTAACTATCTCAATTGATAGTTTTGTTAATTCCAACAAACTTGGTTTTTTAAATTCTAAAAAGGTACAATTTTTATAATTTACAAAAATATCTTTATATCTTATCGAATTACAAACAAATACCATTGGTATATTAATATTATGTTTTGTATATACCATTTCTATAAAATTCTCTATACCTTTATCACATAATTCTAAATTATCTACTAAAATCATATTTGATTTATCCTTTCTTGATTTATGATTCCATTTATCTATATTAGCTAGAGTTTTCTCCCTAAAATGTACCAACCCCTCTATAGTTTCTAATATTTTCTCATTTGATTTTATTGTATCTGTATCTATTTCGTACAAATTATATCCTTTAAATAAACATTCAACTGTAACTGTTTTTGAACACCCCATAGGTCCATATAAAAACAATATTTGTTTAACTGATTTAGAATCATCGGCGTAATCTTCAACATTTTTTATCCATTTTCTTATATGATTAACAATATCTTTATGAAATAACGCCTTCTGCGTTGTTGGTTTATACTTTTGAGCTATCATATATATATAATATTAATTCGGTTTAAATTTAATTTTTTTATTACCACAAACGAGTATTAAATTAACAAACAATACGTACATGTTTTTTAAAATTTTCACATTTAATACAATATAATTCTAAACAAATATTACATTCATTTAAATTACGAGTTCTATCACATATTTCGCCTAATATAATAATCAGGATGTTTTATACTGTTTAATGTACTGTTTAATGTTATCCATTTATCCATTATGCAGTTGTAATTAATATTGTTCGGTTTAAAATCAATTTTATTATTAGCACAATTTAATATAAAATTAAACTCCCTTTGGGAGTTTGTCAGATACAAAAGTTCATAGTCTTGTTAAAAATAAAGATAAAGTTTTATGTATATTGTGTAATCAAAACTTGTCAATCCGTACAACAACTGTTAGACAAAAAGATAAAGACATTAGCGTACATAAATCTCACAAATAATTTTTACGTTTTTTGATCATTTTTATTATATATAATAATAGAAACGATGATTACAATACAAGAAAAATTACAAAAATATTTAGAAATACAACGTCAATTAATAGAATCTAGAAAACAACAAAAGTTATGGAAAAACGAATTAGACACGTTAGAAAAAGAAATAAAAGAATACATGACCAAAAATGATATGGATAGTATATCTTTAAAAGAAGGTGAAATTGTTCTTTATTCTAAAAAAATATCACAAACGTTTAAAAAAGAAGTAATTATGGAGAAATTAACTGAACAATTAAAAGACAGCAAACAAGCTGAAGAATTAACACAATCCATTTTACAAAATAAAAAATTTTTACTTGAAGATAAGATCAAGGCCATTATAAAAAAGAAATAAATGTAATTACTGATCTTCATCTGAATCAATATTAATTAATGAATACGAATTAAATGTCACACTTGGATTAGAATCATACAAGTTTATTTCCATTGTATCAGTGTTTATTTCAGTGTTTATTTCCATTGTATCAGTGTTTATTTCAGTGGTTATTTCGGTGGTTATTTCGGTTATATCAGTGGTTATTTCAGTGTTTATTTCGTTTATATCAGTTGTTATTTCGGTGTTTATTTCGTTTATATCAGTGGTTATTTCAGTTATATCAGTTGTTATATTGGTTATTTCATTTATATCAGTTGTTATATTGGTTATTTCATTTTGTAATTCGAATATAAGTTCATTTAGTATATTTCGCGCTTGTATATTTACGCGTAGCGTAGGATTTGTTATTGGTATGATTACATTGTTGGTATTAAATTCTGATACTACTGTACCTACGGTATCATTTTCGTCATCTGATAAATAATTTATATAATTTAAAGATGTATTATAATTTCTTTTTGAATACATTTGATGTTTTTCTACAAAATCATCTTCTACATCATTTTTAGCAAACAACAATGTGTCAGGATGATAACAATCTATAGATTTGTAAAATATAGTTTCTGAATAATCTTTAATATGAGATCTACCTAGGTATTCGCTTAATAAAACGAGAGTTTGTTTATATGGTAAAAATTTTAAATGTTCAGGTGAATCTTTAAAGCGATCATAAAGAGAGTCATATACTCGAAATCTAATTTCTGGTAATAAGGATTTTAACATATGAAATACATATGAACATTTCCTTATATATTCTAAATTGTTAATTCCTGTTTGATGTTCTTGTATTGTACAATCACCTTTATCGTGACCTGAACAAATAAAATCGCTACATACATATGTAGGTACATATGTTTTAACGAAATTATCAGTGTCAAAACGAAAACATCCACCCACACCACTTGTACTCCAATGGTCTCCTAAACCTTTTGATTTAAAACCAATCCTTCCGCACGCATAACATCTTTCTATATTGTGATGAGATAGACCATTGCATCTTTCTGTTTTATATAAACTTATTTTGCAAATTGTACATATGAAATACAAATTGATATTTTCTATAACGTCTTCGATTTGTTTTATAGCAATCGTTTCTGTAATCTCATTATTAACATAAAGATAAGAACTTTCTTCGTAATTTATTGTTGAAACATTAACATTTTCAGAATTACTTACAACATCTGATAACGCGATTGATTTATTGTAATAGTAATTTAATACGAGTGGATTTTCATTTTCATACTTTGTTTTACAATCATAACAATCATTTTTGTAATACGATATCATTTGTTTACAATTGAAACAAAAACGTCTTAAACATTCCGGATTTTGTGTACAATCAATAATCAAATCTCCTATATGACTATTTTGAATCGACTCATTTTCTAAAAGAATTTCTGTATCGCATAATGTATCTAAACTAGAATTTCTAGAATAATATCTGATAGGACATTTTATAATACTAAAACCAGGAAAGGCGAAATTATTAGAATGAGAAAGATAATTAGACCATTCTTGATCATTACATATTTTCTTTATTAAATGATGATCAAAAATATTTTTAAATCCAATTGATGTTACGCATTCTTTAAAGGGATATGGACAAGAAAAATGTGAAGATGTTTCGTTGATAGGATGGTTTTCATAATTATTAATCAATATCCGAATACAAGAAATACATATATAATGTATACCACAAACACTTTTAACTATTAAATCGTCTGGAATTTTTTCATTTTCAAAATACGTATTTTCTATATCGTTTAATGATAATATATCATCTGTTAAAATTTTATAAATATAATCTTTTTCACTAAAACAAACACAACAACAAGTTTTAGAATCACAGTTCACTTCATAATCTTTTTTAGGAAAGCTTTCTGAAAAAATTATTCCGTTTATTTTATCTAACGTGTTCATTAATATATAAACAATATTATTTAATTTTACTTTTATTACTTTTATTAAAAATAAAAATTACGTATATAGTAAAAAATTCTATATATATTCGAATGTAAAATTCTATATATATTCGAATGTAAAATTCTATATATATTCGAATGTAAAATTCATTTTAAACCACAGTGGTGATCGAATACATGAATCATATGAATTATAAACTTTTATAGACAACGTATTCATATTTACATCATTATTTATATAATATTGTGAGTTGGGTGGTTCTATTATATATGTTTTACCAAAATATTTTGATATATCTACATCAAATGATTCGAAAAAACAAAAGTCCTTTTTTGACGTATCGCATTTCTCAAGTTCAATTTTATTAATAAATATTTTTATATACATTTCATCGTATATATTTAAACACGATGGTTTATCAGCTATGTAAAAATTATTATTAAGATAATCTGTTTTAACGAAACCTAACATATCACATAATGATACTTCATCTTTTGTATGTATAAAAGATAAATTAAAATTTATGGGTCTTGTTAAACGCTCTAGTTCTACAATTTCACAACAAAAACATACCTTGTTCTTTATTTCGTCATTGTAAACTTTGTAAAAAAAATCTTTGTTTTTATTTATAGACACATTATTCATACATTCTGATATAACTTTTAATAGAAAATCAATTTCATAATAACCAATTGGTATCGTAACAAGAGTTTTTTTGTTTTGTTCCATTAAATAAAATTTGTTATTATATTCTGATATATTGTACATATTACACTTTATTTTCACTTTGTCCAAATTCACTGTTTTTATATTATTTAAAGAAACGTGGAACGTATATGTACCATTTTCGTATATAGCGTCTTCCGAAAAAAATTCTTTATAATATATTTTATAATAATCTTCAGAATCTTCAGATACATCATCTATTATATCTCGAGAGTTTTGCTTTGTTTCATTGTTTAATTTCTTATCTATTTGTTGTGATATAACAACAGGTTTAGATATTTTTTGTTGCTGTTGTTGAAGTTGCTGTTGTTGCTGTTGTTGAAGTTGCTGTTGAAGTTGCTTTTGCTGTTGAAGTTGAAATTGTTGCTGTTGCTGTTGTTGCTGTTGCTGTTGTTGCTGTTGTTGCTGTTGTTGCTGTTGCTGTTGTTGTTGTTGCTGTTGTTGTTGAAATTGTTGCTGTTGTTGCTGTTGTTGATGTTGCTGTTGTTGTTGCTGTTGTTGTTGCTGCTGTTGTTGTTGCTGTTGCTGTTGGGGTTGTTGTTGAAATTGTTGTTGAGGTTGTTGTTCTTTTTTTTTTAGATCGTGGAAAAGAATATACTCAAATTTTGATACTGTTATTTGATTTAATTGTATTAATATATCTTCTAAATCTGCATTTCCAGATGATAAAGATTTATTATAAATTGTGTTAAAGTAATCTTTGAAGATTAGTTGTTGTAAATCACTCATATTTTCTTTATATGAATTCAGGTGATTAAAGAAAATGTTTCTCAAGTTAGGGTATGCATTTAATATTTTTGTTGTTATAAGTTCAAACAGATAACCTGAATTTTTTTGTGAAATGAAAATTTGTTTAAAAGAATCTGCTAGATTACTCATTATCTAATATATAAAAATATAAAAAGTATTATTGTTTTCCACAAGTGTGTTTAAAAATAACTATATTTTTCTATTAATAAATATAAAAGGATGAATTCCGCAACAGAATTATTAAGAACTTCATTTATAAAAGGGATAGCAAAAACTACAGCTAGCGTTACAGTATTAGGAGTTGTTACCTTTTTTTATTATTTATATAACAACACAAAAGATGTAAAACAAGATATATCCGAAAAGACTAAATTGGACATAAAAAAACTATACAGTATAGATTTTACCAAAGTTTTTAATAATAATAAAGGGGATAATAAAAAGGATAATAAAAGGGATAATAAAAAGGATAATAAAAGGGATAACGTAGAAATGATTGAAATAGATACAATTGAAACGTGTGATGCTGCAGACGTAGATAATACTGCAGACGTAGATAATACTGCAGACGTAGATAACACGGAAGTTAATTACATTCACGATTTGGATGTATTTGAAAAAAATGTATACGAAGATAAAAATTTTAAAAAACTATTTGATAGATTATAGTAATATTGATAGATTATAGTAATATTGATAGATTATAGTAATATTGATAGATTATAATATGGTTTTGTGAATAATTATTTTATATAGTGAATAATTATTTTATATAGTGAATAATTATTTAGTTAGGTTTAGATATTTATTGTTGTTTTAGATTTACACAACCCAAATTATTATTTATAGAACAATGTGATTTTAAATCAAATGTGAAATTCAATGGTTTTTTGTATTCACTTGATCTTTTTTCTGTGAATGTATCTTTTACTTGTAATCTTGTATTTACACCTATATAAGAGTTATTCTGTACTATGTTTTTGTAATCTTCATTAAATGGTTGAAAACGATCGATATAAACACCACTGAGTATATTACAAGGTCTTTTTGTTCTTGTATATTCTGGTACTAGACGATTTTCCTTACATTCATTGATTTTTAAATTTATCTTTTCAGATTCTTCTGGATTGTATTTATGTGTGGGACATTTAGAAATATCGTATTTGTGACCTCTAAGATCACTTTCTATATCAACAGCAGAACTTGGAACACTTCTGAATGGGTTTTGCATAAATGGTGATGTACTTTCAAAACATACATCCTTTGATTCAGATACATTACCATCTGTCATCCATTTGAATGGAGCAGAACTTTCTTCATCTTTTTTTTCTAAAGCGCATCTGTCATAACTAGATCTCGTGAACGAAAAATGAGACATTATTATGTATATAATATACATATTTAAAAAAATTTTAATCAAAAAATGACAATAAAATAATTTTTAATGTTAATTACCTTTGCTATAAAAAAATGAAAAAAAGATCTATTTATTGGTATATAAGATGTTATATGGAATTGGATTTTCAATAGTTATTTTAGGAATGTTTTCCTTCAAGTTGTATAATGATAAAGGTGATGGTTTTGAAAGTACAATTGATTGGTGTGAATCAAATTATTCGTTATCTACATATGTTGTAGAGTATTGGAATACTATAAGTGGTAGTTGTATTTTACTATCTAGTTTAGTATTTTACTATAATCACAAAACATTTATTTACGAATCTAAATATACAATTAATTTTCTAAGAATTACTGTATTATTATTTATTGTCGGTATAGGTACAATGTTGTTTCACGCTACATTATTTTATCCGTTTCAATTGTTAGATGAATTGTCGATGATATTATTGACTAATGAATATTTAATACTATTAATGTCATTGAAAACAACACAAATGGCGATTCCACAAACATCTTATGATTATTTGAACAAGGGACTTTTTATAACAAACAAGTCCTTACCTTTGATTATATTAAGTTACTTTATACATCCACGATTACAGATTGTAACTTTTCATATTTCTTTAAAAATTTCAGAATTGTCAGTATTTTACGTATTGTACAATTTATCAAAAAAATTAAATTCTATAATATATTCTAAAATTTACATAAATAATGATTACATTAAACGTCAAAAGCAAATTTACAGGCAAAAAATAATGATGACAAGTTTTATAAATTTAAATAGAACACAGACGAATCGTAATTATTTAAGAGATTCCATTTTACTACAACAGTCTCAAAAATTGTTAAAAATATATTTGACAATGAAAACGAGTTTAAAAAATGTTATTCAAAATTGTATATACTTGTATAGTTTAAGTATGTTTTTATGGTGTATTGAAAATACGTTTTGTAAATACGTAAAGTCTTTACAGTTACATGCTATTTGGCATGTATTATCAAGTATAGGTATTTATCATTTAAATACTATAATGAAAAAGCATATTGAAATTGATAATTTTTCTTCAGATGATATTTTATAAAAATATATTTAACATAATAAATATATTTAACAACTTATTAGAAGTTATTAGTTCTTGATGTAAGTGGAGCAGACTGATAATAAGAATAGTTACGAGCATCTTCATAAGGAAAGAAATTAACATTATCGAACTTTTCTATGGTTGGTGGTGCGGTGGTTATTTTTGGTGGTGCGGTGGTTGTTGTTGGTGGTGCGGTTGTTATTGTTGGTGGTGCGGTTGTTATTGTTGGTGGTGCGGTGGTTATTGTTGGTGGTGCGGTGGTTATTGTTGGTGGTGCGGTGGTTATTGTTGGTGGTGGTGCGTTTGTTGTTGATGGTGGTGCGGTTGTTGTTGGTTCTGGTTCTGATGTGGTTGTTGTTGGTTCTGGTTCTGGTTCTGGTTCTGGTGTGGTTGTTATCTGTTTAAAATTAATTGTTACTTGGGTCTGTGTTTGTGCAAAATAAATTGCAATTCCGACTAAAGTAAATAGTAACATACAACATATAATAATTATAGAATCCATAATATATATAATATAATTATATATATTATTTTTTTGATAATATAATTATATTATTCTGCAGTAAAGCTAAATGATATATTTTTTGTATATTTATGACGATGTCCAGATAACTTTATTGTCTTTATTTGATATTTCTAAGCTACACTTGTTATTTTTTTCTAAAAGATTTGCTTTATATAGTTTATTAATGTCGATATCAGATGATCCAGATTCCCATATTTTCTGATTATTTTTGTCAACCAAGATTAAATTGCCATTATTAGTAATAGACATTGTATATGGTTTTTCACCTATATTGGTTGTATTTGATTGCCATATTGTTTGATTCCCACGTTTGTCAACTAAACTAATATTTCCATTATTTTGATTGGTTAAAACACAATTTTTAGTTGTTAATTGGTTTCTACAAGGGCGAACACCTCCACATAAAGCTGGATTTCTAGTTATATCAGTTAATAATTTAGATTCATTTCTGGCATTTATTATATCATCTCTTGTAACAATTGTAGTATTTGAACCAATAGGTTCTCTTGATACAAATTCTGGCATTTGTTTACAAGGATTTGCCCAAACTCCGAATTTACCTTCTGTAGAAGGACATTTTTCATCAATGACTGTTTTATATAATTTACCACACCAGTGATTTGGATCTTTTAGACCATCTTGTGTACAAGTTAGTAAATTGTAATCAACAGTACTTTCTAATGTATCGAAAACGCGTCTAGTTGGTAATGTTTTGTTTCTTACACCATCTTTAGATAAATATTGATTTACAAAATTACAAGATATATTATTTGGTATTTTGAAATCCTCTTTAATCATGCAATTTGTGGTATCATCTTTATTTTTACTTAGACATTGGAATGTTTTATTATCTATTACTCTAATTATAGGTAAAGTATTATTTTCTTTATCAGAAACACATCTTAAATCAGAAAATGCATTTGTTACTATTACCGCATCAAGTGTTTCACGACCTTTTGTTGTAATATAATACAAGAAGAATAAAGATAATGTTAATATAATCAAATCGCGTATGAGCATTTATAATACTACTAAATAAAAACTTAATTAATAAAAAGTTAATTAATAAAAACTTAAGAAAATTGAATATGAAATGAAAAATGAATTAATTAATATGGATGTTAAAATATCAACTATCACTTTATCTACTAAATTACAAAATTGTCAGTTAAATTTAACTAATATTGGTAAATATTTAGATATAGACAATGATATTATTGGTATTAAATATAACTACGCAGGATTTAGTATTATGAAAGGGAAATATTCAACTACTATTTATAAAAAAGCCAAGACAAAGGATGTGAATAAGATTAATCAAAAGTTATTCTATAATCAAATATCTATAATTGTAAATAATAATGGTAATAATGTGAATGTAAAACTATTTGGAAATGGAAGTTTACATTTAACTGGTTGTAAAGCTATTTGTGAAGGTAGAATTGTAACAAGAAAAATCTATGATAAACTCAAGACATTAATTGATAAAAAAGATATAATTTTACTTACAAAAGATATGAATGGTGTTTTACTTGACAAAGATAAATTAGTATATTCATATTCGTCTAATCAGATTATTGGTTATTGTAAAGATATGGAAATGAAAGGATATATAATCCATAATAAAGATTATATCATAGATAATAAAACAAATCAGTTTATAACTGAAAAAATGGAAACTCAGAGAAGACATTTTATTAGTAATTTTGATGGCGAGTGTATTGGTTATACTAAAATAGAATTAATGAAAAATAGACACAAATTTTATAAAAGAAATAATAACATTTATTTCGATTCAGATAATGGTTTGATTTATTACAATAATGAATCTATTATAGGTAAAGTAGCTTATTATATTAATAAAGAAAATATAATAGATACATTACAATTTAATGACATTATGGAAATAGATTATGATTGTAATCCATTTACGAATAAGAAACAAGAAATATTTGAAACTCTAGAAGATGATCAAATTGATTTGAATGTAAATTGTATGAATGTTTATTTTAATATCAATTATACAATAAATAGGCAAAGATTTTATGAGCGATTAATTTCTATGAATTTTATTTGTAAATACAAACCAGAATCATATTCTGGTATAAAAATTGTATATAAAATACCTTTATACAAGACAAAATGTAAATCATCAGGTATTTGTCCATGTACAAGTAAATGTACGTGTACTAATATTACATTTTTGGTATTTCAAAGTGGAAATGTTATAGCTACAGGTTTTAAAAATCTAGAACAAGTAGACGAGATAACACAAGAATTTTATAAAATTTGTGAATTAGTTAAAAAAGATATTAAAAGAAGACTTTTTATACAATAGGTAATTATAAAAAAGTTTATTTCTTTATAAATTGTAAGCAAATGTCATTGGGTGTAACTGTAATTGACAAAGTTCATCAAAAAGTATTAAATGAAGGTGGTAAAAAATATGGTGTATTGATTGATGACACGATATCCGATATAAAAACAAAAATTTTTGTAAATACTGATGATTTTTTTAAAGAAACAATAATGTATTATCCAAACTTGATTCGATTACAAATAGACGACTCTAAAATAATAGATAATAGTAATCTATCATTAAATTATTCTTTGATACCAAAAAACCCTATTATTTATGTTACATCAATATTTGATGTTATTGTTACAAAAGATAAATATTACGATTTTGATTTAGAACCATATAAATTATATATGAATTTTAAAAATGATAATAACGTGATATACGAGTTGTATGAAAAATTGTTAGAAGATTTTACAGATCTTACACAAGATGATTTGTATATGATTATTAAAATGAAAATATTTAATTTTAACAAATCATCTGAATCGCCTATAATTAGTCCCGATGAAAGTACCAATATAACGAAAGATATCAAGAATTTTTTTAATACAATAAAAAACGAATATGATACACAAGTACAAAAATACAAACGAGAAAAAGATTTATTAACAGGTTTTTATAAACAAGTGTATTCTTATAAATCAGATGATTATTATAAACCTAATGGACACGGTAGACCTAATTTTATTTACACGACAATTAATTTTACTTTTGCAAATAAAGATCACGATAGTTCTATATCTGGAAAGTTTATAAAGTTGTTACAAATATTTAATCTTATAGAATTAACAGATAAAATTCCATTAGTTATATTTAATGATAGTCCTAGAAAAGATCCAAAAATTAAAATATATAATCGTCTAGTCAATGCATTAAATGAAAGTACAATAAGATCATGGATTTTAAATGAAAAGAAAAAATTAAAAAAAGAAACTTATAAAAAAGTACGTGGTTTGATGTTTAAATGTAAAATAGATCTTAAAACTTCAAAACCGCAAAATAGTTACATGACAGTTTTACTTAATGAAAATGGTGTAATGAATGTTAAAATAAATTTTGAAGAAGAAGATGATCAAAGACATTTTGAAAATATAAAAGATAAATTGTGTGAAAGTATTGATAATTTGGTTGAAACATTAAATAGTTTATATGGTGTCTTTACTCAATCTAAAAGACTTATGTCTTGTGAAGATATGGATTGGGGGTTAATATCTATAAGTGCAATATTAGAAACTGATAAAAAAATAAACAAGGCGAAATTTAAAAAAATGTTAACCAAATATGAAGCATCTAGAATTTTCGATGGAAAAGATATAAAAGATATAATATCTATGTATTATAAACGTTTGGGTAAACGTGATTCTGAAAGTGATCTTGAAAATGAAAGATTAGGTATAACTGTGAATATTCGTGATAATCCTTATAAATTAAATTCAAGTACAATTGTTATATATGGATCTACTCATTTGGTACAATTGCAAATTATAGTAAATGAAATAATAGTATTATCTCAAATGTCTGAAAAATTAGAATTAAAGAAAAATATATACGAAGATGATGAATCAGAAGAAGAAGAAGTTGTATTAAAAGAACGAAAACAAAATGTTAAAAAAATAAGAGAAGCAGGTGGGAAAGCATCTTCTATTACTTGTCAAAAAAATCGTCAGCCAAAAATTAACAATGAAACAACCATAGAAGATTCTGATCTAGTGTTAGTATATAAAGGTAATAAATATGTATGTGAAGGTACAGGTGAACATAAATATCCAGGTTTTACAAAAGATGGTATACCATGTTGTTTTAAAAATATTGGTAAAGGGATGGAAAGTATTATCAGTTCTGAAATTTTAGAAATAAAAGTCCAACCTTCTAATTACACAGTTGACATAATTGAAAAATCAACTGGTAAAACATTTACAACATTTGTTATTAAAATTACATCTGAAGATTTAGAAAATATAGATTTATCACATTCAAGATATTTTTATTTAGATCTAACAAAAACTACAGAATTTCCATTAGTTCATATTCATAATCAAGATTTAATTGATCAAATACAAAAAGATGAAACAAATAACAAAAATGAATCTATATGGTTAACAGAAGTACCTTTATATCAATTGATTTCTAAACCTAATAAGAATACGTGTTTATTTATACCTAATTTACATAAAGCAACAAAGGATAATATTAATGAACAATGTCAACATCATTCAAAGGAACACACGTTTGGATATAACATAAAATCTTATCCTTGTTGTTTTGAAAATAAACCAGTTACTCATCGAGTTATAAAACAAGATAAAAGTTCTATAATAAAACAACATATTATAACAACTGATAAATTATTAGGTCATAAACGACAGGGTATACTTCAACCAGGACTTAATGAATTATTTAACGAAATAGTATCTGATAAAACAGGAGCATTTTTAAGATGGGGTGTTAATCAAAATCAATTGTCTTTTCTTAATTGTATTATAGAATCTATAAGTAATCGTTCTGAACTAAAAATTGATACCACGTATTCATTGAAAAGATTTTTATCAAATTTTTTGATAAATAATCCAAACGAATTCCTAAAACTGAATAATGGTAATATTAGTTTACGATATGGTGACTTGCAAGAATATTTAAATGTATTAAATAGCGAAACTGCAGTTAATTGGGGTGATATTATTGATTTAATACAAATGGCATTAGAATGTAACGTATTAATATTAGATATTCCTTATGTAGAAAAGTTATCTAAAACAACTTTTGTTTATAAAGATATGAGACTTTTTTGTAATCTAAATATAAAATATGATTTGACAAAACCATTTATACTTCTTATTAAAAAACAAAATGCATTTGAATTAATTGTCAAGAATTCTTCTGCTATTTGGAATAAAAAATCCGAAAAAATGCAAATTTCAGAAACAACACCTATTATTGATTTTACTTTTAAATACGATACTTCAAAAACACCACATACCAGCATTGTTAACTTTTTTGTTGATTATTACAAAACATCTTGTGTAAAAGAAAATAAATTCCCTGATAAATATCCATATGAAGAATTATATGATGCAAAATACATTATAGAAAGAACCTCGTCAAGTGGAAATAATAAAATTTTAGTACAATTGGTTAATCCATTTAACAAAATAAATTTCTTAGTTACGAAACGTGGTTTAATTATACCAGTTAAAGAAACTGGCATATTAGATAGACCTGGGTCTGTTTCATTTAATGATTTTGTATTAAAAGATAAAGTTATAAACATTGAAAAGATGATGGATTTATTGAATGATTTTAATCAACAGGATGTTTCTCCAAAAATGAAATTTTTAGGAATAACAGTTGATTCGAATGATATGTCAACTGGTGTATTAACGAATTTTGGACAAATGATACCTACTAAAAAATTACCTGTAAATAAACAAATAAATATACCCGTTTTGAAAACTAAATATTATTCAGATGTAGACCTATTTTTGTCAGGTAAAGATAAAAAGATTAGTTCTGAAGTTAATTATAATCAAGAAATCAATAATGTAAAAGACAAAATGTTTATGTTGAAAAAAACAATAGGAAAAAATATAGTCGGAGATGAAAACGCTAAACAAACCATCATTAATATCAATAAAGATCCACTCGTTTCGAAAAGAGATAAAATCACAAAAATAAAAAATATATTGCTTGATTTTATTGATAAAGAAATTGTTGACGAAGAAATTACATTTTTATTAGATAATTTATCAAATGAAATTATAAACGATAATGTTGAAAATACTATATTAAATAATTTAATAGTATCGGAAAATTTTAATAGTGAAGAAATAGTAAAACGTTCTACCGAATCAGTTTGGTTAAATATAGGAGATATTAAAAAGTGGTTTAAAAAATAAGAATGTAAATAAAAAATACCTTTTCGTTTTTAATCGTAATATTATTTAACAAAGAATAATATAATGATTTCAGAAGAAGATTTAACTAAATACAATGCCTGTGCAAAAATATGCGGTATTGTTTTTAGAGAAATAGTTTTTAAAATATCTAATAATGAAATGTTAGAAACAAATCTCTTAAATGAATATGGTGATCAACGTATATTAGAAGAATGTAGTAAAATATACAAACGCGAAGACAAAAATATAGCATTTCCCACTAGCATAAGTTTGAATGATTGTGTTGGTAATTATATATATCAAGAAAATCGTGATAATTATAATATAATCAAAAATGGAGATGTTGTGAAAATAGAACTTGGTGTTAATATTGGTGGATGTATTGCAGTATTAGGAGAAACAATTATTTATAACACACAAGGAAATAGTTCCGATCAAGACTATAATAAATATATTGATTTGTTAAACGAGTTATCTTTATCGATTCCTAAAATGATAATTCCAGGTGAGTTAAATGATGATGTAAAGATAATGATAGAAAGTAAATGCACTGAAACGGGATGTTTCCCAGTTGAAAATTCAATTAGTTATCAACATATTGATGGTCAATTGGTAACAGATGATTCAAAGTATATTATAACAAATTATCAAAAGTATTATGATGATGATGACAATTTGGCAGTTCCTGAAAATTTATGTTTTGAATTTGAACCTGGTGAAGTGTATACTATAAATTTAACAATAATACCAAATGATTATGAAAAAGATGATGAAACACAGCACGAATATTATGAACCTCACGAATCACATATTTATAGATTTAATGATAATTATTATAGTTTGAAATTAAAAATGTCAAGAGAATTTTGTTCTGAATCTAAAAATAAACACGATACGAATGCATTTAATTGTTTACCATATAAAAAAAATGCTAGATGGAGAGTAGGTATTAAGGAATGTTTAGATAATAATATACTAGACGAATACGCTATTATGTATAATAAAGATAAACTACCAGTATTCCATAAAAAGTTTACCTTGGTTGTTTCACATAATAAATGTTTTGAGTTGAAATATCAAAATTCTAAAAAAGTTCAAGGTTAAATAATGACAAAATATTATAGTATTTATTTATATTTATTATAATTATATTTATTATAATTATATAAATTATAATAAAAAAATGATGGAAAGATTGAAGAAATTACATGAAAAGTACAAGGAATTGAAACAAGAAAAGGATGAGAAATATATCAGAAATATAAATTTTAGGTCTCGTTTATCTCCTGAAGAAATTTCTTATATCAAATCATTACCTGAAGAAAAAAAAATAATCGTAAAAAGAATAACAGATGAGATTAGAGAAGAGGCACGTACAGCAATGAATCCACCCAAGGTTGTTACAGGAAAAGAATTAGAAATATTAAAGGAGAAAATACGTAATTCGCCTGAATTTGAAAAAATGTTACAAATGATTGAAGAACAAAAGAAAGAACAAAAGAAATTTGTATTACCAGAAATATCAACAAGTGATAATTTTTTTAATGATTTCTCAATTGAATTTAATGATTTCAAAAAAACAGAATTAAATGCAGATGGACAGACAGGTGGTAGTAGTTTAATATCAGATCAGACTATGAAAATACTAATAAAAAAATTGGAATTTAGAGATTTTAAAAGATTATGTAAATTAGATAAAAATCTTAAAAAATGGTGTTTACATAATAGAAATTGGGTTTTACAACATTATAAAAAACGTAATTGATTAAACTCATAAATTGAGTTCAAGTAAATCTTCAAGATCATATTTTTTAACACGGGTATCAAAATAATTATCTTTTTTATATAAATCAAGTAAATCTTCAACACGGGTACCTTTTTGTTTTACTGAATCATCATCATAAAAAGAATCATAGGATGTGTTTGAATCAGAATTGTATGATGATTTATTAGACAAATCTTTAGAATATATACTTGATGGTTCTGATATATATGAATCTTTATCAGAACTTTTACTAGACTCATTCGTAGAATCAGAGTATCTATAAGAATTTTTCTTATTGATTTTCTTATCGTTTTTCTTATCGTTTTTTTTATCGTTATTATTATATAAAAATGTCCTGGAATCTAAACTATCAGATTCGTCATCTTGTGATTCGTAGATATCAACGATAGCGTCAGTTGATAAATCAGATAAATCATTAATAACATCTACTTTACGTGGTGCAAATGCTGTAGTATATTGCCCCTTATCTGTACTATAATATGTTACTGGTTTTGAATCTTTACTAATAATATGTGTTAGTAATTTAGAATCAACATCAGATAAATTATCAGAATATGTATTTGATGTATTTAATATTGATGTAGGTTTATACTTGATAGACATTTTATTTGGAATTTTAGTCAGGACATTTCTAGATTTATCTGTACTATAATATTGTGCATATTTTAGATTTTGCATGTCATCAGAAACATTCGATGTAGATGTTTTATCAGATTCTGTATTTAAATTTAATAATTTTCTCAACAAACGTTTAGACATCTTATATATATATAAGAAATAAAAAATGAATTTTATTTTTTATGTTACATAAAAAGTATGTTTAGTTTTCTTAAAAGAAAAAAAAATTCTCAGTCGTTTGAAGAAACCCCTGAAAACAGTAATTTAAAAAAAGAATCCTTTAGTAGTAACTATGATCAACTAGAAGATTGTCGTATGAAAGAAGTTGTATATTTTAGCACAGATAAAGATTGTTATATAAAAACATATATTCCAGAACGATTACAAGTAATTCAAAATCCAATCGAAAATAGTTATCGTAATAGTCTAAATAGTTATCGGAATTCTTGTACAAAAGATAAAGATACAACAAAAGATAAAGATACAACAAAAAATAAAGATACAACAAAAGAAGACAAAGACATAGATATATTAAACGATATATTAGATTTGTATTTTGAGATGGCTAATGAAAAGACACAATCTGTATATTCTCAAATTAATTATTGGTAATTATTATTTTATTAATATAAGTATATAATATTAATATGATGATGGTAGTGAATAAAGAGTTGTATAATAAAGTAAAACGAATGGCTGATAAAAAATTCGAGTCTAAAACTGGTATATATAAATCTAGTTGGATTGTAAAAGAATACAAACGTTTAGGTGGTAAATACAAGGGGAAAAAACCATCTGTCAAATCTGGGTTAAAAAGATGGTATAAAGAAAAATGGGTTGATTTAAATAGACCTATTAAAGATTCAAAAGGAAAAGTGATAGGATATAAATCTTGTGGAAGAAAGAGAACATCATCTAAAAGTAAATATTCTTCTAAAAATAAATATTCTTCTAAAAGTAAATATCCTTCTAAAAGTAAATATCCTTCTAAAAGTAAATATCCTTTATGTAGACCAAGTAAAAGGGTTACATCTAAGACACCAAGGACATATAAAGAAATTTCTAAAAAGAGTATTTCTAAAGCCAAACTTGATAAAAGTAAAGTAAAGGGTACAAAAAACATTACGTTTGGAGGAGCAACTGGTGGTAAAGCACAATATTATGGTAAAAGAAGTAGTGTAATGATACATGTACCAATAAATGTAAAGAAAACAGCATTATATTCTTTTAAATTGAAAAAATTAGGTTTTAAAGGTGGTGTAGAAACAGGTTGGAAACGTGCAAAACAACTTGCGACAAAGGAAAGTATTCCAATTGAAGATTTAAAATATATGAGAGCTTGGTTTGCAAGGCATATTATTACAAGTTATCCTACTTATAAGAAATGGAAACTTGCCGGAAGACCTAAAGATAGTTCTTGGCATAATAGAAGAGGTATCGTATCTTGGTTTATTTGGGGATCTGATTCTGCATTTAAATGGGTAAATTCTCAAAAGAATATTAATTTGTTGAATAAGCATTTTGATAAGAATTACAAATCTATGAAACTTCCTAAATAAATACACCCTTGAAGATTTAAATCTAATTTTCAATTATCGTTTCTTCTAAATTTTGATTTTGATTTTGATTTTGATATTGATTTGTAGTATTTTGAATGTCACTTAACTTGGAAAAAATGGAACGTTTTGTTTCTGTTTTAATATCTGGATTATTAATTAATAATGTATTTATTAATTGAAGATTCTTATCATCTGCAATTTTTTGAACTAATGAAACTAATTCTGGACTTTTAGTAAGCATCTTTAATGTATCTATTAAATTGGAATTACCTTCAATTGTATTTACTAATTCTACAAATTCAGGACGTGTATTAACTAAAGATTGAGCTATTTCTAAATCAACATTTTTAGTTTGCTTTGCAAAGCTATTTTTCAAACCTATAAATAAACTGTGTAAAAATCCATTTGCTGGAATTGGTAATAAAGGTAATAATTCTGATAATGCAAAAAATGCAAAACCCACTATTTGTATAGTACTATCTGACATTATTATATAATTATGATTTTGATTAAGAAAAGTAAACACACTTTGTAAAAAAACTGATTTATTTTTATTTTTATAATATAATAAATTTTTATAATATAACACAAATGGTTTTTACAAGAAGCCAAAAAAGAAAATCTGATGAAAATGATAATATTCAATTGGATAATGAATATTCGTCTATAAAATTTTATACAAAGAAAAAAAAACCGTCATACGAAGATTGTAAAAATGAAGATAAAGATTGTAAAAATGAAGATAAAGATTGTAAAAATGAAGATAAAGATTGTAAAAATGAATATTATTTTGATGGGAATTCTGAATCAAAATCGTTTATTACAAAAGACGATTCAGAATTACCTATGGTAGATGAAAATACATCTGATAATACATGTGAAAATAGTGAAGGTACATTTGAAGAAACATCATCTGATGTAGATAATTATTTAACAAATGTAATAGAAAATGCAATACGAGATGTCGTAAAAAAAGAGTATAAACGATCAAATAATAATGATATGGTATTTAAAGATGAATATGATAAATATTTATACAATCTTTCGAATATATACAGTGGTAATTTTTTTCAAAGTGTTTCTAAAGACGAACAAAAACAAAAACTTGAAGAAAATTTTTCTATAGAAAATATTAAAGAATTAAATGATGAATTGGAACAGATAAAAACAAAATATAATGAAAACATTCCAAGTGTAATTGGTATATTAAAAATGGATGTTAACATTGAACAAAAACAAAAATTATTAGAAAAAATGTATCAATTTTCGAATTCTGAAATACTAACATCTGATTATTGTAATAGTCTAAAAGTATTAAACGATAATATAAAACAATCAAATGATGTAGAGTTAATCAGATTAGAAAAAGAGATTTTAGATAAATCTAATGATTTGAAATATACAGATAATTATAAAGAAAAAATTCTAAAATCAGATATGCCATTTGATAACAAGGTAATAGCTTATAAAAGATTACAAATAATGGAATCTTTTGAATCTAATGATACAGCTGAATATTCTAAATATAAAAACTGGACGGATATTTTATTAACTGTACCCTTTAACAAAACCATTGGAACTGAAATATCTAGTAATATACAAGAATCAAGACATATTATTAATAGTATGAGAACTACATTAGATAAACGTTTATCTTTTTTGGAAAAAGCAAAAGACCAAGTTATAAATATTACTACCCAAATTATTCGTAATCCCAATTTTGCTATTAATGCTATAGGTTTATATGGACCCAAGGGCGTAGGTAAGACGATGCTTGTAAAAAGTATATCAGAAGCATTAGGAAGACCATATAGAAGTATTAGTTTGGGTGGCGAATCTGAATCTTCATTGTTATCAGGACACGGATTTACATATGTAGGAAGTTGCCCAGGAAGAATTATAGAAATTTTAAGAGAAACAAAATGTATGAACCCAATTATATTATTTGACGAGTTAGATAAGGTATCTGAAACACACCAAGGAAAAGAAATTATTGGTACTCTTATTCACTTAACTGATTCAAGTTCAAATAACAAGTACAATTATGATAAATATTTTGCAGGTATTGAATTCGATCTATCAAAAGTACTTTTTATATTTACATATAACGATGCGTCTAAAATAGATCCTATTTTAGCTGATCGTTTATTAAAAATTCGTATAGACAACTATTCTCTAAATGAAAAATTAGAGATTACTAACAAACATTTAATATCTTCTATTTTAAATCAATATACTTTTACACAAGATGATATCGTTTTCGAAGAATCTGCTATCAAATATATCGTAGAAACATCTAAATCTGAACAAGGAATGAGAGATATAAAAAGAAAATTTGAAATAATTATATCAAGAGTAAATACACTATTATTAACCGATCCTGAAAATAACATTGTTAAACTAAAATACAAAGAATTATATAATTACTATAAACAACAGATATCACCCCTAAAAATTTTAAAAACACATATTGATACACTATTAACTGATAGTGTGTGTTTAGATTCAATTTCAGATGAAGTACCATTTGGAATGTACATTTAAGACCACGTTACCACCACGTTACCACGTTACCACGTTACCACGTTCCACGTTAATACCACGTTATCATAGGTAATACTGTATTTATTGCACACGCATTATCTTTCGACCCAGTCAATTCAATTAATGCCTCTAAACTCATATCTACGTGATTATCAATAGCACAAGCAGGACACTCATCCATTATTTTTAACTGTAAACTATTCCCACCATAATTTACAGTAATTGTCTCTCCGCATCTTGAACCAACATTTGCAATTGCTACCCAATATTTACTATTTTCCTTATATTTAACACCTTGTAAACCATTTTCACTACATGGACCATAACTATTACCATCGTTAAATGTTTGAACATCTGGACAACCTTGTACATTTTCCCCAACTCTAAAATAAAAAGTTGCTTTACTCGTAACACCACCCTTTGAATTAACACTTTGTTGTTGTTGTTGTTGTACTTTTACATGTTGTTGTACTTTTACACTTTCGTGTTGTACTTTTACATGTTGTTGTACTTTTACACTTTCGTGTTGTACTTTTACATGTTGTTGTACTTTTACATTTTCGTGTTTATTAATTAGATTAGATTTACTGTAACAATCTGTTGGAAGACACTGAATTAACTTTATAAAAATTAGATAAGATATTATTTTCATTTATTCTTTATAAATGAAAGGAATACAGTTTTAAATACGTATAGTTTTTTTATTTTTATTCTATTCTTTTTGTGTCTGGTATTTTAATATCTTTACCGTAATAATAGTCTAATACATTTTGGAATGGGGTTTTCACAACATTGTATATATTTTCTACAAAATTAATATGATTGTTCATATTTTTTGTATCTTTTGAAATTGTATTTATTTTATCTTCTAGAGTACGCATTCTTTGTTGTATATCGTCAATTTTCGTATTGATATTGTTAAAATTATCTTGTAATAATTTATTGATATTTTCACTCATTTACTTTACAAGATAAAATAATATTATTAATAAAACAAATATGTAAATTACATCTGTAACTTCAACAGATCTTGATATTTTATAGTGGTTTTGTAATATGGGATATAAACTGTGAGATAATGACACTCCGTTAGTTACAGCTGCTTCTATAGAAGTAAAATTGTAGAAATGTTTTCCATTATGTGTACCTAAACTGTAAAGATTTTTATAATATGGACTTTGGGGTTCTAAAAATGGTTGATCAGTTGTAGCTATAAAAGCAGTATCTTTTGATATCCATTTATTTAAACGATTGTCATAAATAACACCGGGGGATAATAGTGAAACTGTTGGATTAGGTAAATCAGGATATACACTTTTCATTTGTAATAAAACTTCTTGTATAAGGTCGCTTTTTGAACATTCATCTGGTAATCTATTAGATTTACTTTTAACATCTGTAACTGTAATTGCAGTGCTTATAACTGTTTTTGAACAATTTTCATTAAATTTCATATAATCACTTAAAACAACAAATGCTATACCCCATTCTGATTTAGGAAATCCATGTATTTTTTTTAAATCCAAAAGTTGATCCCAATGAAATGTAATTGATATATAATCTATATATTGTGTTTTTAATGCCCATTTGTTTAATAATTCAAAATCCCCGAATGCATTTATTATGTTGGAATTTTGTAATATGGGTATTAAATTTACTGGTGGTATAGCTAAGACAAATGAATCTCCTTTAATAATTGTATCATTAGATAATTTTACAGATGTGATACGATTTGATTCGTCAGTTAATAAATTTTTTACTTCTTGATTTAATAAAAATTCAACACCTCTTGCTTCTAAACTTTGTTTCCATACTGTAAATAATCCAATATCATTTGGTAATTTTGGTTGGAAAATTTGATAAAACAAGTTTTGATTAAATAATTGTAAGAATTGATAAAGAGTATAATTGTCAGATGTAGCACCATCTGTTAAACGACAAATTTTATCAATTATAACAATTGAATCTTTTTCAAATGCATTTTTTATACAAAAATCTTTGACAGATATGTTTTTACCATATTTTGGATTAATAAAAAGTGATATAAATGCAAATGAAAATGCTAAAAGTTCCCTAAAGTTTAATGTATTCCATATAGTTTTTCCCCCTATTTGAGTTATAGAAAAATTATAAGGTGTAAATAAATTATCAAATGATAAACCTAAATCTTTCAATAATGATTTAAATACTTTAGATCCAGACACGTAAATACGTGGTCCGTGTTCTGTAAATAGATTCTCTATGTTGTTTTTATATTCAAAAGGCACTCTTCTCACACGATGACACCCTCCTATAGTATTTTCTTTTTCTATAATAATAACTTTTTTGTTTAATAAACTACAACATTGCGCTAATGCTAAAGAAGACGGGCCACCACCGACAATCACTACATCATAATATTTTGACATTATTATAATATAAATAAAGAAAAAATATAACTAAAGAAAAAAATGAAAATAGAATGAATTTACATTATACTAGTATGGACTTTATTATTAAAAGGTCAAATATTTTTAAAAAAACGGTTTTAAATGACTTTGTAAAAAGCTATAATTTAAAATCAGTTAATACTATTCGAAATTTAGAAAATCCTTATTATTATTATTCAAAGAACAATTATATTATTATTCATAACTCGATATTAAATGATCGTTTTAGTACGTGTTTAGATAATAATATGTTTAGTATCGTTTTTATATTGTATAAAAATATAAAATACAATGATAAAAATATAAAATACAATGATAAAAATATAAAATACAATGATAAAAATATAAAATACAATGATAAAAAAATAGCACTGTTAGATTCGTCTTCTAAAAAAAATATACGAAAGATAATGTGTAAATACACTGAATTATCATTTATTAGTAAAGATATGGGTATAATTGGAAGAAAATATATCAGTTCTAAAAATCAAAATGATATTAAAACCAATTGTTTTGATATATTATGTACTTTGAAACCCTCGAAAGAAATAAAATGTAAAAATGACCAAAGTGACAGTACATTAAAACTTCCTACCAAGTCTATTTCATTACATTCTATACCAAAATCAGTTTTGAGAAGAAGATTTTTACAAAATATTCAAGAATTATCTGGATTGGATTGGAAAACAAATGATATATTGAATAATAGTATGTTTATAGATGCAGAATTTGTAAATGATATATATGATGATTTTTCAAAATTCCCAAACTCATATGATACATCAATGTTATTTATGATAGGGTTATCTTATATTGACAACAACAGAGTCTCAAAGAGAGACGTTATTCTTGATTATAAAAATTTTACTACAGATAAACTTTCACTAGTAGATGAAAGGATATTATTGACAAATTTTTTAACATTTTTAGAAAGGATTAAAAGCAAAATACAATCCAAACATTTTATTCTATTTCATTGGAGCAATGCAGATAAATATATCTTAGAACGATCCTTAAAAAGATATCCTGACTTGTATGAAACATATGAAACAATTTTTAACAATATTATATATGTCGATTTATTAAAAATTGTGAAAAAAACTTTACCAGGATTACAATCTTATTCATTAAAATATATATCAAAATACCTTCTCAACACAATTTACAATACAAATTGTCAAAATGGTTTAGATGCAATGTGTTCTATTATAGAAAAAAATGTTCATTTAAAATCCGATAACTCAGACCTTCGGTATCAAAACACTCTATTGTCATTTGATACAACAACCGATATTATTAATTACAATCGTTTAGATACAACATTATTGTACGATATAGTAAAATATTGTTTTAACACAACTTAAGTAATTATTTTAAACTACTTTTTAAGTTAAAACTACTTTTTAAGTTAATTTTAAACTATTAGGTTTTCTACCTCTTTTTTTCTTTACAATGTTAGAATCTACTAATTCAATAATATCTTTATTTTCACTCTTATCTAAAACACTTTCTACGATTTCTAAATTGTCATTGTCTAAATTACTTTCGTTTTCGTTTTCAATATTTGTTTCTTCTATATTTGTTTCTTCTACATTGTCATTTACTTTTTCAATTACTTCTTCTGTAACTTGATTGTCTAATTTCATTTCTAAATATTCTACAGTATTTGTATTGTATGATATAGATGAGTCTTTTTTATCTTCGTCATCAAAATTGTCTTCTGTTTCTATTTCAAATTCTGATTCTTCGTCGTCTGAGTTAGACTCGGAATCATTCTCGAATTGATTCTGAAAATTTTGTTTATGTGATTTTTCTGTATTGAAATAAAGAAATGTTGATAACAAAAGATCTATACTTATAATGTATATCACAAATTTGTTAAACAATGAAAGGTATTCTGTATTATTAAAAAGTAAATACAAGTAAATAGCCGCGTATATAATTACACCAGAACCTATAGCGTATGTTGTTATATTATCGTAATTACACATTTTCGTTTGATAAAGTAGATATTGTGATATTATAAACATTATTAATTTTATCAAATAAATAAAAACTTATGTATAAACGAAAATCTTCATGATATTTATTTATAAATAAATATCATTTCTATTACATTGTAATAAAAATGTACCTACGGTATTTTATGCGTTATTTGAATTTTATTTGTTTAATAAAAAAAATATTTATTATATTTTATTATAAATATTTATATGAAGACATTTCCAAAGAATTTATATCAAGTTTGGTATCAAGGATGTGATAATATTACTAGAAAAGAATTTATTATAAACATTAAGAATTGGGAAATGATGAATCCTGATTGGAATTATCAATGTTTAGATAATGATGGTTTAGAAAAAGCTTGTTTAGAATATTCAAAAGAGTGTTATGATCTTTATAAGAGTATGTCTATAATGCATATGAAGATAGATTTAGCAAGATATGTTTTAATTTATTTGTACGGTGGCATATATGCAGATGTAGATGCATATGTATTACGACCATTAGATTATTCAAAATACATTAATAAAGTTATAAAAACATATGAAAAAAAAAATAAACACGTAATAGGTATATCTTGTTGTAATACAAATTTAATAGAATCGTTTTTTTTTGTTCAAAATGACAAAGTAATGAACAATGCTATTATGATAAGTTCACCAAGAAACCCTTGTATGAAAAGATTTATTGATTATATAATATCTACAAATATAAAAACAAATTACACTACGTGTTCTTCCAACTTTTCAAAAATTTGTTCAACTACTGGACCAATCGCTCTTAACAATTGGTTCAAGAACACATCTAACTTGAATGACACAGAACTAATTTTATTTCCACCAAACGTTTTTGAACCATGTGATCCAGGTAATACAAATTGTATTTTAGATAAAGATACGATAAGTATTCATCTTTTTGAAATGTCATGGATATCGCCATCTTTACGAAATCTATTTCTATTTTATTTTAATATTAAATCATTCCTTTTACCAGTTATTTTCATTATTTTGTTTATATATTTCACAAAACGAAAAGACAATCGTATTTTAACGAATGATACAATTTAACTAATTATATAATTTAACGAATGATATAATTTAACTAATTATATAATTTAACTAATAATACTAATGATACCTAGTACAATGATGGTATGTTTCACAGACCTGTTTTAATAGATCTCCCTTAGATCTATCACCTTTATAATCACCTATGATTTTACCATATTGATCAAAAAACTTTATAGTAGGATATCCTTGAAAATCTAAAGCTGCTTTTAACTTTTCGTCTTTTAAATCAGCGTCTTCTATAGATGTACATGGGAAATCATTTCCTAATATAGATGCTATTTCTGTAAATGTAGGTTTAAACCTTTGGCAATAACCGCACCAATCAGCGTATATTAATAGAAGTCCTGCTTTCCCGTTTGTCTTACGTGTATTTACGTAAACACCGTTATTATTTACGTTAAAATCTATGCTCTTTAATTGTTTTCCTAACATTTATATTATACTAATAAAAAAATAATACCTAAAAAGAATAAAGTAATAAAAAATAATGGTGGTTAAGTATTAATTATTTTAATTATAATTTCTATAATTTTTTTATTGTTTACAGAATGTAATAAGAGAATGTCAAAGAATACAGATACCGTAGGTACAGATACCGTAGGTACAGATACTATGATTACATTACAACAATCAAATATAAAAAAACAGAGTAAAATAGATTTTACAAAAACTATATTTACAGACGAAGAAAAAACAATTATTCGTAAAGAAGTAGATTTGATCAAGGAAAAATATCCAAATTATATACCTATAGTAGTAAGAAGTCGTGGTGATATAAAATTAATGAAAAATAAATTTTTGGTTGGTGGCGAGATTACACTAGGGCAATTTTTAATGATTTTAAGAAGAAAAATAGGTGTTTTAAAACAATCAGATGCAGTATTCTTATTTATAAATAATAGTTTACCACCATCGAGTATGTACTTGTCATCTATTTATGCAAACCAAAAGGATATTGATACAAATATGTTATTTGTGATGGTTTCTAAAGAAAATACATTTGGATAAAAGTAATGTGGTACATTGGGCTCTGGTGCATTAATTTCAAGCATTATTAATGTATAAAAAAATAAGAGTTACTGATAATAATATGTTTAACGTGAATGAAGTATAATATTTAAAACTCGTATATTTTTTGTTAGATAATTCTATTTCCAAGGTTTCTTTTTCTAATAATAGGTTTGAAAATTCGAGATTCTTATAATGTTCTTTTTGTTCTTGAGAATGTATTTTCATACGTGTTTTGTACAATTTGTTTTTATACATGTTGGTTTCGTTTTGTAATTGTTCATATTTCTTGAACATATATAACATTGTATTTTCTTTTTTTGGTGAATGTATTTTTTTTAATGAAAATTTTGGTTTTTTAGAATCAGAATCTCCTTCGTCTGAATTTGAATCAGATTCTGAACTAGAGTATTCTTGTTCTACAAAATTTTCTTCGTATTGTTTATGTAATCGTTCTAATTCTTTACAAGTTAATTTTGTAGAAGTTTTTTCCATCTCTTCAACTGTTTGTTTAGATGCCATTATTAATTTGAATTATGTAAATTGTCTTCAATTTTTTATAAACAGTCATTTTTAAAAAATTGAATTGTAAAAAGATTATTCTTATAATTAATATGGTTGTTACTGAATTACAAAACTTGGATGCATCTAAATTAAAACTTGGAAAATCAGGAAGAGCAATTAAACTTTTTTACGAAAAGGAACCTTTGCAATTATGTACATCTACAATGTATATACCTTTTGGTGTAAAGTCTGTTGTAAAAGAATGGTCTACATATTCTGAATATTATGTAGATTGCTTTTTGAATAATTCTAAAAGTGAAATTTCACAAAAGTTTAGAGAATGGATTGAAAACGTAGATACTATTATTAAAGAATTAGTTAAAGATAATATTACACTTTTCGATTCAAAAAAAGAAACTGCCAATGAAAACTTTGTTTATTCACCTATTTTACGTGAAAATGGAACTTATCCAAAATTAATGAAATTACAATTAACAAGAGATCGTAATGGAAATTTTGAAAGTTTCGTTTTCGATGAAAAAAAACAAAAAATTCCTATTGATGAAAACAATATTGAAGATATATTATGTAAAGGAAAGACATTCAAAACAATTATTGAATGTGTAAAAGTTTGGTATTATGATGGTAAAGTTGGTACTATTTGGAAAATTGTACAACTAAAATTATCTGAAAAAACATTTGATGAAAAATTAGAAAAAGAAGATGGAATGAATGTTTATAACCAGTTAATGATCGATGACTAAAAAAGTAAACTAAAAAGAAGATTACTAGGATTAGTCTTGTGAAATTTATTAAATCAAAATTAAACAAAAAATAAAAAAACAAAAATAGGGTACATTAAATAAAAAATTGAATTTTAAATGATTAAGGGTATAAATTGTATCAAAATGTCGTCGCCTTTCGAATTTTACTTTCCGCCTATCTTTTTTTCGAAGGAGTTAACTGAAGAAGACAATAAGCGTTATCAAATGTTTATTGATTGTTTAGCTTCTCCGTATTCTGATTCATTTGATACTGACTCTATTGTTTCAAACGACTCTGAAATTGAGATGATGATTGAGAACAAGGATATTGGGAAAGTTATTGGTAAGGGTGGTAATTTTATAACAAAAATTAGGGAAGAGTCTGGTGCGACAATTAAAATCTTTGATAAGCGATTTGGAACTAAACGTAAGATTAAGATTTGTGGTAAAGATTTGAATGTGAAAATGGCTAAAGAAAAAATTATTCAGTGTCTTCCAGTTTGTTAAATAAAATAAAAATAAAATCAAAAAAAAAAGTGTAACTAAAAAAATGAATAAAAATAAATATTATTTTGAATTAATGGATTCATTAATTCAAGGTACTTATTGGAGTGATATATTAAGTGATTTGTGGAAAATTCACGGAAATAAAATTAAAGAAGATTTAAAAAAACACGATGATATTTTATTTCCAAAACATCAAGATATTTTTAGATCGTTTACTTTTTTTAGTTTCAATGATTTACGAGTTGTTTTAATTGGTCAAGATCCTTATATTAATCAAGATGAAGCGAATGGATTATGCTTTAGTGTAAATAGAGGTTTCAAAGTTCCACCATCGTTGAGAAATGTATTCAAAGAATTACATAGATGTTATGGTAAACAAAGAGTAGATACAGATCTTAGTGATTGGGCTGAACAAGGAGTTTTGTTAATAAATACAGCACTTACAGTACGTGAGGGTAAAAGTGGATCTCACGCAAAGATTTGGAAAAGTTTTACAACAGATTTGATAAAATACATTGGAATGAATTCTTCAAATGTTGTATTTATGTTATGGGGAGCACATGCAAAATCGTATAAAGAGTTTATTAACAGTGAAAACAATTTAATATTAGAACATTCACATCCATCACCTTTATCCAGAAAACCATTTGTCGGAAATAATCATTTTGTATTGTGTAATGATTATTTGAAATCAAGAAATATACAAATGGTAAAATGGGTATAATAAAAATAAATGGGTATAATAAAAATAAATGGGTAAAAATAAATGGGTATAATAAAATAAACTTATATTAAAAATTACATATACATATGTTCATATTTGTGTTTATTATTGATCGTTATGAATTGATCATTTATTTTAGAAAACAATGTTTCAAAAAGATTATCATCAACGATGATATCTTGATCGGCGAGGAAATTATCTATATTAAGTAATATATCTTTGTTAAGTTCCAGTAAAATTTTTTCTATAACTCTATAATATTCTCTAACACCACTTGTTACAGTATTGTCTATAGATTGTTTACAATAATTGATTATTGTTTTTATACAAGATTTATTAAAAATAATATTTTTTTGAATACCTATATTTCGAATGATTTCTGGTATACAATGATTTTCCAATATATGTACTATATCTTCATCACAAGGAGTTACTACGTGTATGATATTTAAACGATCTAATAATATTTTATCTATCTTATTTATATCATTAAAGGTAAAAACATAGAATACTTTAGATAAATCAAATTGCATTCCGTAAAAGTAATGATCTGTAAACTTTTTATTTTGTGTAGGATCTGTTAAATAACACAAGAATGAGAAAATATCTTTACCATTATCTGTTTCACTTACTTTATCTAATTCATCAAAATATAATATAGGATTGCTTATATTAGAATCTATGACATTTTGAAGTATTTTTCCTGGACCACTCTCTACGTATACATAACCGTGGCCCAAAAAAAAAGATGAATCTTTAACTCCTCCTAAAGATATTGTTTTCATAGGTAACCCTAATGTATCTGATAAAACTTTTATAAACTTACTTTTACCAACACCAGCTGCTCCGCATAATGCTATATTATTTCTATTACTTGAAGGGTTTGTAATAAATTTACACACTATATTTATGATTTCGTTTTTTACACTACTCATTCCATATATTTCTTTATCTAGATTACTTTGAATTCGTGTTATAAAATGATTGATTGTTTGATTCTTTATATTGTCATTTATATTATAATATTTTGACCAAGGGTATGATAAACTCAAATCTACGAATATTTGATTTTTATAATACTCTGTACTATTAGAATCTGTTCGTTTCATATTGTTATAATGTTTAAATATAATAGACTTGTTAATCTCGTTAGTAGGTAATTCAAAGATTTTATCTCTTATAGTTTCTTCTTGAATTTTTTTATTAACTAATTTACTAATACTAATTATATTGGGGTATTTATCTTTTATGGAATTTTTTATTCCATTAGATTGCGACTCTGCTTGGGTATCAAGGTCAAGATTCGTATTTATATAATGTTTTTTACAAAAAGTGGTCTGTAAATGGCATTCTTCTTTGCAACTTTGACCTTTTTTTGTACCCTTTTTGAAAATATACGTACAATATCTTGTCATTACTAATACACAATATTAATTATTTTTTGATTTAATCAAAATTGTAGAAATAATATGTTTTAAGAATAATGTAATTAAATTTTACACGTTTTTCTTGCTACTGATAAAGCAATCGCAATTCCTTGTTTGGGGTTTGTCACTAATTGCCCAGCTGAAGATCTTAATGTTTTTTCTTTGAATTCTTTCATAACTAACCCAACTTTATTTTTCATACACGTTTTTTTCTTCTTTGACAGGTTTACTTTTAAAGACCGTTTTTTTTGTACTGAACGTCGCTTTTGTACAGACCGTCGCTTTTGTACAGACCGTCGCTTTTGTACAGACCGTCGCTTTTGTACAGACCGTCGCTTTTGTACAGACCGTCGCTTTTGTACAGACCGTCGCTTTTGTACAG